GCAGCATAGGGAAGGTGGCCCACATAAAGAGGGCGCAATCGCTGTTAGCAATCCCCCCCCCCCCGCGTCTCCGACGCCCATTTTCTTGATCTCCTCGACCGTCATGGTGCCGTAGTGCTTCGAGGCGGCCGCCCGTGTGCCCCTGTTCTGGTAGCTCCACGGCGGGTCTGCGTAGATGATGCTGTACTTCTTGTCGGGGAGCGGGATCATGGTTCCGCCTCCTTCTTGAGCTCTTTCTTCGCCTTGGAGATCAACCACGCCCTGATGCACCTCTCGCAGGTGGCCTCGTCCACATAAACGCGGCGGCATTTCTCGACGGAGTCGTAGCGGCACAGGCCGTCGGCCTGCATGATCTTGGCCGCTATCTTCACGGCCCTGCTGTCGACGGTGTCCTTCATGGCTTTACCTCCCCGACGATGATGGTGGCAGGCTGCTCTCGGATCATCTTCTTCAGGCGCTCGAGCTCCTCGGGGCTCAGGTCTTTCACGGTGATGGTCTCAGGCGGCAGCTTGTCGAGGAACTTCACGAAGCCGGCCACGACCGGCACCTTGTAGGGCTTCAGCTCGTCCCGGGTCATGTACTTGCGGCCGTAGGTGGCGGCCATGTCCCTCCAGACGGGCCACGGGACGCGGAAGCACTCGGTCAGGCCCATGGAGACGAGGACGAAGGCGACGGCGCCGAGCTTGTGGTGGTACTCGAGGTCGTCCCGCTGCTCCTTGGTCAGCCGGTTGAACTCGATGCGGTCGTCGTCTGTGTGCTTGGCCTCGAAGTAGATGCTCCGGCCGCCCTTCAGTGTGCCGCCGTAGTCCGGCTGGGCCTGCTTGGTGTAGCAGGCGAGGAACTGGCCCTTGCGGTTTTTCGGGCCGAGGGGTTTCATGGGCTCCGGCGTCTTTTCAATCTTAGCGAGCCCCCGGTCGCGGTAGTAGTCGCAGGAGCCGGAGATCATCGCCTCGAAGTAGTTGCCGGCAGCCCGAGCGCGCTGGCCTCTGAGCTGTGCCATCATGTGCTTCTCGGCCTCATAGGGCGTCGGGTCGTTGTAGCCCTCGGCGTTTTTTCTCGGGTTGTCCATGGCGATCACCCGCCGATCTCGAGCCGGCTGCCCGGGTTATCCTTCAGGCGCTCCGCGAGGTCGAAGATGATGCGGCCGTCCAGCTCGACGGTGATGGGCCCGTGGTTGAGGTGCTCGTTGCAAATTGCCAGCGCCCTGAAGGCCGGAATGTGCAGGACGACGCTGCCGGCGTCCTTCGGATCCTCGCCCTTCCTCTCGGGCTCTCCGATCTCGCTGATTGCCTCGTACCCGTTGCGCACGGGGATCCCACGCTCCCGGGCCAGCTCGATCTCGGCAGCCATGCCGGCGGTCGGGCAGTCGAGGCCGAAGGCCCACAGCTCGTCGCACATGAGCACCAGCTCGCGGCCGATGCTCAGGCCCAGCTCGCGCTCGGCCGGGATGGTGTCGTCCATGAACTGCGTGAGGTAGATGTGCGGGGTGATGGGGATGCAGCCGCGCTCCACGGCGGCCCGGCTGAACTCCTTGGCCCGCTGGATGTTGTTCTCGTAGTCCCCGCGGCACGGGGAGCAGATGTAGACCTTTTTCATGTGGTTATGTCCTCCTATCTCTGGCGCCAGCTCTGGCCGGTGAGGGTGATGGCCCTGCACATTTCCATGAGCCGGTCGATGGTTGCCCGGGCAGTCATGGCGTCCCGCGTCTCCCGCGGGGTCATGCGCTCGATCAGGGCCTCGGTGTCGTAGTTGGTGGTCACTATGGTCGGCAGGTATGCCTCATAGCGCCCGTTGATGATGTTGTAGATCGTGGAGATCGCCCACTCGGTCGGCGGCTCCTTCCCGATGTCGTCGATGACGAGCAGCGGGACGGTCTTGTAGATCTTCAGGACGCTTCCCTCGTCGGTGTCGCGTTTGGAGAATGTGCGCTTGATGCGCTCCAGCAGGTCGATCATGGTCATGCAGACGACCGGCCGGCCCTGCGCGATCAGGTGGTTGGCGATGGCTGCGGCGAGGTGCGTCTTTCCGGTGCCCGGCGGGCCGGCTATGAATAGGCCGTTTCGGCCGGGCTCTGGAGCCCCGGGCCGGGGCAGTAGGTTGTCGAAGCTGTCGGCATACCTGCGGGCCGCTGCGGCTGCGCGCCGGTTGTCGTCGGTGATCTGGAAGGTGTCGAAGGTGCGCCGCAGGAAGCGGTCGCCCATGCCTGACTCTCCGATGATGCGGCTGATGCGCTCCCGCATTTTGCGCTCGGCCTCCGCTTTGCGCTGCGCCTCCTCCTTGGCGGCTTCGGCAGCTTTTTCCTCCTCGTAGGCTTTCACGGCCTGCGGACAGGTGCACCGCTCGGCCCCGTATGGCGGCCAGATGACGCGCTCGCCGATGTTGAAGCCCTTGTGGTAGCGCATGGCACCGCAGAACTCGCAGGGGACAGGGGCGGGGGTGTCCGGCAGCCCAGCGACGCGCTCGTCGTTGCTCCAGATCCAGCGGTCGCCGTCGTCACTGTTCGTCGTCGTCATCTGCCGGCTTGAAGCCCTTGCCCCAGTCTCGGCCGGCGTCTGAATCCCGCTGAGGATCTCGCTGATCGCTTTCATCCGTGCTCACCTCCTCGCCGTTCTCCCAGTATCCTCCGTTGAGCCATGTGGCCGGGTTGGGAATATAGCGGCCATTGTCCCGGCGCCACTGTTCGGAGTGCTTCTGCGTGTTGACGGCCTGCATGATGGCCTCATGCAGCTCGGCCGTCGGCTTGATCTTCCTCCATGCCTTGAGTGCGTACTGCTTGCCGACCTTCTTGGGGTATGCGTTCCAGAACTCGTCAAACCTGACCTCGACGGGCGACTTCTTCGCCGCGTCATCCCCCTCAGCAGAGGGGGCAGGGGGTGTTACTTTCCCTTTCTTTTGTCTACTCTGGTCTTGTCTACTCTTGCCGCCGGTCGTTTGCTCTGCGTCCGGCGGTTGTCCTTCGGTCGGTGTATGGTTGCCCGGCATATCGTCAGAGGACGAAGCGGCAGCAGCACGGCGGCGGGCCGACCGTTCTTTTTCTGCCTGCCGTTGGTCGATCAGCTTGCCGGCGTACTCGTACCAGTCATGGATCTCGAGGGCGCCGTCCTTGTTTTTGTCAATCCAGCCGGCCCGGATCAGCGTCTCGGCCAGTTTTTCGGGCTCTCCGTCCCATTGTGCCGCCCTGGCAATCATGCGCGGGGTGATGCCAGTGAGATCCCCCTTCGGTGCATTGTCGAGAGCCCACAGCCAGAAGGACACGAGCAGCCCCATCATGTGTGGCGGGGTGATCTCGAGCTCGTCGGCTGCGTCAAAGAGCTTGCGGTGGTCTTTTAGGGTTTGGTGCACTTGAAGCCACGCCACGGTCGTCACCTCCTTCTATGCGGTCGCGTGTCTTTGGCTTGTTTTTGGACGGCCGCCGGTCGCCCGGCGGTCGTTTAGAAAGGCAGGTCTCCATTGTCGTCCACCTCGGTGAAGTCGCCGGATCCGCCCGGGTAGTAGCCGGGATCGGCGAAGTCGCCGCCGTCCTGATGGCCGGCTCCTGTTCCGTCCTTCTTGCTGTCGCAGAAGTGGACAGAGGAGACGGTGATCTCGGTGGCCTTGCGGTGGTTTCCGTCCTTGTCCTCATAATTGCGGCTGGTGAGCTCGCCCTCCACAAGGACGAGCCTGCCCTTGCTGAGGTACTTGCTGACGAACTCAGCCTGCGCACGCCACGCGACGCAGTCGATGAAGTTGGTGATCTTCTGGCCGTCCTTGGTCTTGCGGCCGGTGTCGCTGGCGAGCCGGAAGCTGGTGATCGCCACGCCGCTCGGTGTGTGTCTGAGCTCAGGGTCGGCCGTCAGCCGTCCTTGCAGTCCTGTGTGGTTATACATCAGCCTTGTCCTCCTTGCTGGCTATGCTGCGCGGCAGCGGCGTCGAGAGAGTTGCAGATCTCGTCGTACTCCTGCCGGGTCAAAGTGGCCGGATCCTGCTTTTTGTACTTCTCGAGGATCCTGGCGTCCGTGCGTTCCTTGCTCATGCCTGCGGCTTCAGCTTTCTTGTAGAGCCGTCCGAGCTGTGCCTCAGACAGGCGGCCTGATCCATGGCCTTGCCCTTGCCCCTGACGCTGCTGGCCCTGTCTGGCGCCGCCAGAGCTTCCCCCGGCCCCTTTCCCTTGTGCTCCGAAGTCGCTGTTGTCGGGGTCGTCCTCGCCTTGGTCGACGGTGAACTTCTCGAACAGGTAGTACTTGAGGGCGTAGGTGTGAGCGGCCCCCTTGGCCTTGGCCGGGTCGTCGTTCCACCCGAGGGCGTGGACAGTGGCCTCCAGCGTCTCGTCGTCGTTATCGAGGTTTGTCCAGCGGATCGTCAGGTCTGCCTCGTAGAGGAACATGAGCTTGTCGCCCTTGTAGGTCTTGGTCTGCATGGTGATCCAGTAGACCGGGTCGCCGTTCTCTGCGTGGCGGGTGGCCTCCTCGGCGATGACATCGAAGTCGACGCCGAGGCTGTTCATGATGGGGGTGATCTTCTCCCACACGTCGTAGATCTTGGCGTACTTATAGCTGACGCCGTCGCTGTGCTGCTTCTTGACGATCTCCGGGCAGGCTTTCCGCATTTCCACGAGCTTCTGCCGAAGCGTCAGGCAGCGGGCCTCGATGGGAGGGGCCGCAGCAGCGGCCGCCTCCGGCTTTTTGGTTTCGTTTGCCATGTGGCGCCTCCTTTAGATGTCGACCGTGAAGGTGTCCGGGGTTTCATAGGCCGTGACGCCCTCCACGATCTCGCCGGTGCCCTCTATGGTGGCGATCTCTCCGGTGTAGGTGAGCATTTTCTTCAGCTCGCCCCACTTGGCCGACTCCTCGACCTTGACGAGCTCGTCGTAGCCATTGGCGCGCAGCCACGGCACCAGCTTGGCGTCGTCGACCTTTGCCTTGACGGTGCCCTTCTTGAGGGTCAGGGTGCCGGAGAGCAGCCGGTATTTCTCGGTCGTTTTGGTGGTCTTGTGCGGCACGGTATTGAAGAAGTCGGCGAGGCAGGAGGTCAGGAAGGCGGTGCCGTTCTCCATGCGCCGGCGGGCGGCCTCGACTTTCTCCTCGATGGCTGCCTTCTGCTGGTCGGCCAGCTCCTTCAGGCGGTTATACTCGCTGCGCTCCTCGGAGATCTTGCGGATGGCCCAGTCGGCGCAGCGGTCGTCAGTGATGCGGAAGGGGGCGCGCTCTCCCCGCTCCACGGTGCCGAGATCGACCTGCTCCAGCTCGTCGAGGGTGACGGCCGGCAGCACATCAGCCGGGGCCTCGGGGATTTCTACCTGCTGTTCTGCGGCGATGGCCGCGGTGGTTTTGTCGCTCATGCGTTGTTGCTCCTTTCTGCGAAAAAGCGGTGGCCTCCGACCTCTGCGATGAAGATCTGACTCTCATGCCAGTCGCTCGTCACGAGGGCGGGGTTGTAGAAGTACATGACAGGGGCGTCGATGGCGACCTCTCCGCGGTCAAATACGGCCGCGACGGCGTCCTTGACGCTCTGCGTGGGGTCTGGTCTGTTGCTGGTATAGCTGTAAATCACGACGGCCTCAGAGGGCTGCACGCCCTCTTTCTCGGCCGCGTTGAGAATACACTGAGCGACCAGCATTTGCCCCTCGAAGCTCTCACCGCCGGCCTCTGCCATGACGACGCGCTCGACGGTGTCACGCTCGCTGGCGCCGAGATAGAAGCGGACGGTCGGCTCGGTCTGATCTGTCGTCTGCGCGCTTTCCGCGGGCGTCGTGACGACGGCCGCCGGACGTTCTGGCGCTGCGTCCGAAGCCGCCGGCCTTTCTGTTGTCACGCTCGAGATGAACATGACGATGCCGGCGACGATGGCGGCGGCCGCCATCAGGACGGACGCCTGCCGGATCCGGGTCTTGGCACGGCGCCGGCGGTGTGCTATACTTTGGGTGCGGGATCCGTGCGCTGGAGAGCTGCCGGATGTTCTCGCAGGGGTCGCCCGGTTGCAGCGGGCGGCCCTTTCTTTTGCTGCTTCCATGGTTTTCTCCTTTCACTGGCCCCGGGCCGCCATGATGGCCTCGCAGGCCGCGAGGGTGTAGTCGCTGAACTCGGTCTCCTTTACGGTATCGGCGGTCAGCAGGACGAGGTACTCGTTGTTGTAGTAGTCGATCTCCGGGTTGCGCTCCCGGCATAGGTCGAGCTTCCTGCGGGCGTAGGGCTCAGAGCGTTCCCACAGGCTGTCGGGGATCCAGCGTCCGAGGTGCTCCTCGACGCGCTCACGCAGCTCCTCGCTCGTGATGGTGATGTCCGGGGCCATGTTCTTCACCTCCGCGCCATCCGGGCCGGGAGCGTCTGCTCAGGGCGGGTGATGGTCTTGTTGAAGCCCTGCGGCTCATAGCGCACGCCGGTGATCCGGCGGCCGCTGACGCCGTACTTGGGGTTGTAGCCGAACAGGTTGACGTAGTTGGCAAGGTCGTCCCGCTCCTCGTCCATGGCCTTCAGTACCTCAAACAGGGCGAGCACATCGTCGATGGCCCGGTGGCTGTTCTGCACCTTGTCCTCCAGCTCGTAGGCGATGATCGCGTTGGCGAGCTTGTGAGGATAGGCGCGCCGGTCTTTGTAGACCGTGAGGCTGTCCAGCCAGTCGAGGTGGCCGGGTTTGAAGCCCCGCAGCAGCTCCCTCAGAAAACAGGCGTCAAACTGTGCATTGTGGGCGATCATCAGGACGGGGCCGGGCTTGACCAGCTTGAGGAAGCGGCTGACGGCCGTTCCGCTCTGCACGCCCTCGGTCTCCAGCAGCCGGTCGGTGATGCCGGTGAGGGCGACGATGTTCTCGGGGAGCTGCTCGCCCTCCGGCAGTTTGATGAAGGTGTCCATCTTTCCGGCGATCCGCAGGGCTCCGGCCGTGGTGCGCTCCACGCGCAGGGCTGCGAGCTCGATGATCTGGTCGTCCTCCGGGTCGAGGCCACTGGTCTCCGTGTCGAAGATGACGAGGGCCTTGTAGTGGTCGAGTAGGCTGGAGAGGTTACTCATGGGCCACCTCCGCTTCCCGCAGCGCCCGCAGCTTCCCGAGCAGGAAGGAGACTTCGGCCGTGAACTGCTCCCCGGTGGCATAGGTGCCGCCGAACTGCTCGACCAGCTCCGCGACGATGGTGCCGGCCTCCTGCGGGCCGATGCCGGTGTCCTCGTCGTCGACGGGGATCAGGAGATCGGAGTCCAGATAGCAAGCGGGGCGCAGGCCGAGGTCGCCGTAGAAGGCGTAGTGCCAGCTCAGCGAGCCGCCGGAATTGACGAGGCGGGCGCTATGCTCGTACCCATTGGCCGCGGTGCTGTATGCGGTCGAGAGCCACCACCAGTCGTCTGCGTTGGGGATGACATCGCGGTTGCGCCGGTACTGGTCGACGGTCAGCGAGAAGATGGTGACGGTGCAGGTGCCGTAGTCCTTCAGGCCGTCGTCGGCAGTCAGGTCGAGCTCGGTGGTGAGGAAGGCGTGCGGGCCCTTGACGGCGTCGATCAGGTTGTCGAGGTAGGGGCCGTTCATCCACTCCTTGCTGCTGGAGGTGGCGAAGTTGTTGCAGTTGTTCTCGTCGAAGGGCTTGTCCGGGATCAGATCGAGGCGCAGGCAGAGCGTCCGGCCGGCGGGCTCATGCTCCAGCACGACCCACTTCTCTCCGGCGTAGGGAAAAACGGTGCCGCGGGCGGCGGCCTTGAGGGATTTCTTCATGGTTTTGCTCCTTTCGTTTTCTGTGTCCGGCCGTTCTGGCCGGTCTGTTTGTTTGGCAGGGTTTCTCCGGCGCGTCGCCGGCTCTCACAATGCGGGCAGATGTAGCCGCTGCGGGGGATTTTCTGGAATATGCTCACATTCCAGTGAAGGCCGCAGCCGACGCACTTGGCTGTCACGAGCTCCCACCTCCTTCCGAAGCCATCGAGGCGAAGAAGGCGCGCCGGATCCTGTCTCTATATTTCTTGCGGACTCTGGCCCGCTTTGCGTGGAGCGCGTAGTGGCGCCACTTAGGCGGGGCCCGGCGCAGCATGAAGTCGTCGAGCGACTCGGTGAAAAAGTCCGCGAGCGTTCTGATGGCCTGAGCCGCCCACTCGCCGAGCGCCTTGATGGCCTCCGCGATCTTGTCGAAGGCGTCGAGGATCCGCTGCATGGTCTCAGGGCTGATATTCATGCTCCCGGCGGCCTCTGCGATGCGCTCGACGGCCTCCTCGGTGGCGTCGGGGTAATGGCTTGTCACGACCTCGGCGAGAGCTGCGTGCGCTTCTCTGGCCGCCTGCATGGCGTTGTAGTCCTCGGCGGTCATGCTGCCGTCGTATATGTAGGGGTTGAGCTCGTCCTCCGGGCCATCCACCAGACGCTCGCTGAAGGGAAGCCCGGCCTCGGCGGCCCGCTTCCGGGCCGCCTCGATGTCGGCCCGGGCCTGTGTGAGGATGTCATCATCTGCGAGCGCGTTGGTGCCGCGCTCGTAGTGGTAGCGGATGCCGGCGGCGATGTCCTCGATGGTCATGTCGCCGAAGTGTCCGAGGTAGTAGCCGTTCAGAGCCACGGCCCTCGGGTCGAGGCGCAGGGCCTCGAGGGCGTCGTTGATGTCGTCCGTCTCCCACTCGTTGTTGCCGAGGTCGCTATACAGGGTGACGCTGTGCCACGAGCGGCCGGTGCGGTAGACGATCACCCAGCCGATCCCGTCGCGGATCTCACTGGCGACATCTCGGGCGATCTCTTTCAATGCTGCCATGCTGGTGCCTCCTCTCTGATGATGCGGACGACCGTGACAAGGTCGTCGATGTCGTGCTTAGTGATGTAGGTGTCGGTCTCGGGGATCCCGAGGTGCCGCCGCAGCGGCTCGGGCCCGTCCAGCAGGAAGGTGTTGACGGCCACGGCGTTCAGCCGGTAGACCGTCACCTCCACGGTGCAGCGGCCGCCGTCGTCCTCCAGCTCGGCCGGGAACGAGGCCCGGCAGAGCAGCGAGGCGTCGAACTTCGGGGCGGCCGTTGCGGCCGGCCCCGTCGTGATGTCCTCGACGAACTGCTCGAAGGCTTTGCGAGGGATAGAGCTGCGGTACCTTTCGAGGAGCTCGTCTGAGAGGGTGAGGATCGTGTTGCTTTTCATTCCTGCGCCCCCTTACTTGTACTCATGGATCAGCGTTCTGAAGTGGAAACACTGGATGTTGTAGCCGCCGGCGCCGATGGTCTGGATCTTCGCCTTTCCTTCGGTGCCTTCGATGTATCCGTTGATGTCGCCCTCGGGGCCGATGCGGAGAGCGGCCGCGTCTGTAATTGTGCCGACGGTGCTCATGATGCGGCCGATCAGGTCGAGCAGCTTGGCCCGCTTTTCCTCCTCCATCGCCCGCTCGAGCCACGTCTCGCGCTCCTGCTCGTCATGGATCTCCAGCAGCCTGAAGGTGACGCCATCGCCTTCGTCCTTGAGTTTCTTCTGGATCTGGTAGTAGTCCAGACCGCGCTCATGCAGGAACTCGTCGACATCCTTGCGGGGCCAGAGGTTTGCGAGGTCGTAGTCCGTCACCTCGCGGCCCTCGTAGAGTTTCCGCGCCCTCTCGAGGGACGGGAGAGTCTGGAGGGCTTCGAGTCTGGCAGCTCGTTCCTGAGCCTTCAGACCCTTGCGGAACTCGATGACGTCGATCCGTCTCTGGCGGTAGTAGGCGATTGCGTGCTGCTTCCAGTTTTCGAGGAAGTCCTTCAGGATCTCCGGCGCGTTGGCCTCGAGATAGTCGTCGGCGGTGATGCGCTCGTCGAGCTTCTCCTTCCAGTTGTTGAGGATCTTCTCAGCCTCCTCGAGCTTTCTCTTTGCGCTCTCGATGTCGTCCTTTTTGATGCTGATGTCGAACTCGTCGGCGCCCTTCTGGATCAGTTTGGCGAGCTGCTCCCGGTGTTTCTTTAAGACGGCCTTACGCTTGGCGACCTTCGCCTCTGCGTTGATGACCTTCTCTCTGAGGTCGTTCTGAGTCATGTGTCTGCTCCTTTCATCTTGGCCCGGACTCGTCCGGGGTACTTGGCTATCAGCAGCAGGCGAAGATCGCGGCGATCTGCGCCTTGGTGGCCCGATGGAAGCTGGAATAAAAAACACGACCGCCGACTTCTTGATTGATGGCATAGTGTCCGTCGGCGTAGCGTTTAATGAGCCACACCTTGCGGGTGTTCCACTTGTCCACCTTTCGGGTCAGGGTCGTGTTGTTTCTTCTGCTTCTCATAGGGGGCGTCTCCTTTCTTCGGCCCGGCGTCGCCGGGTGTTCTTGGCTATTGTTTGATGATTGCGACCGCCTTCTTGCCTCTGCGCTTGAAGCTCTCGCGGAGTCGCCTCTCGGCCAGCTCTGCGCTGTACCCCTCGCACTGGTTTTTGTCCAGCTCGCCGGTCGCGCCGCGCTGGAGCTCTTTGTAGATCGTGGTGTAGTGGACAGAGAGGCGGGCCGCGATGTCGGCCGGCCGGTCTCCGATCAGGTGCCACGCCTCGATCTTCTTCCTGTCCTCGAAGGTCAGGTAGCGGTACTTTCCCGTCGGTCTCACCTCCGTCCTATGGGGTCGATATAAAAAGAAAATGCACAGGCGACTCAGTTGAGTCTCTGTGCATTTAATAATAATGGGGGCGTCGCCGTTTGTCAATAGTAAATGCTAAAAAAGTCTAAAAATATTTTCACGGCGCCAGAATGAGGTCGAGCTCCTCCCGGAAAAGTTGCTCGGAGCACAGAAAACCGAACATTTTGCGGGGGTAGCTGTTGATCCACGCCTCTGCCGCCTTGACCTCTCGGGGCGAGAGAATGCTGAGATCCGTCCCCTTCGGGACGAGTCGCCGGATCAGTCCGTTTTGGTTTTCGTTGGTGCCTCGCTCGCTCGGGGTGTACGGGTGGCAATAGTAGACGGTCGTGCGTTTCCCCTTCCCGCGGCGCTTGCTCTCGATGCCGTCAGCGTCCGAGAACTCCGTGCCGTTGTCGCAGGTGATTGTCACGAAGATCCGCGGGAACATGGCCCCCAGCTTCCGCTCGATGCCGTTGAGGGCCCGGATGACGCTTTCGCTGGTTTTGTCCTTCATGGGGACGATGATCTCGCGGCGGGTCTTTCGCTCGGTCAGCATGAGCCACGTCCTCTTGAAGCCCTTGCCACTCTCAAGGCTGTCCATCTCCCAGTGGCCGAAGGTCGTGCGCGTGTTCACGATCTCCGGCCGCTTTTCTATGCTCTTTCCGGCAGGCTTGCGGGGTATGCTTCCATCTGGCCGCTCCGGCTTCCTGCGCCGCTTTCCACGCTGCGGCAGCATTTCCATGGTGAGATCATCCCCGAAGATCTCGGCCCTGATGTAGTTATAGGCTGTGCTTGCGCAGATGTGCACCCGGAAGGGCCAGCCGCAGACCTCGGCCTCGCCGATGGCAGCCTCGGGGCTGTACTTTTCGTCTCGGATCTTCCCGATCAGATAGCCGGCCAGCTCGTGGTCGTTGCCGATTTTCAGCTCCGGCCCTTTTGCTCGGAGGTTGGCCTCGTACCGAGCTTGTGCTCCGTCTGGGTTGTATCGGATCTCGGTGGTGTAGTCACTGTTTAGGTGCTCGTAGGTGCACCGCTTGAGCTCCCGGTATATGGTGGTATAGTGGACGCCGATCTCCTTGGCTATGTCCACGACCTTCATGCCGGCCCGCACGAAGGCGTCGATCTGTGTGCGCTGCGTTGGCGTCAGATGGCTGAAATGTTTTCCCATGGTGATCCCTCCGTGAAAAAAGAAAGGGGGCGGCCGAGTGGCCGCCCCTTCGTCGTCATCCCTTGTACGCTGCGATCAGCGTCAGGGTCTCCTCGTCTGTGACGATGTCCTCCAGTCTGCACTCCAGAGCGATGCAGATCTTCAGGAGGGTTTTCAGTTTAGCCCCGGCGATGTCGCGGTCGTCCTGCTCGTAGGTCTGGAGGACTCGGCTGTTGATGTCGGCCTTCTTTGCGAGCTGAGACTGAGAGAGGCCGCGGTTTTCTCGCAGCGCCTTCAGTCTTTTCCCGGTGGTGATCGTTTCCATGTGACGCCCTCCTTCGTTGGATTTGTATGCCCTAACTATACAACATTTGTTGTATAATGTCAAGAGGGAAAAGAGAAAAGCAGCCAGGCCGAGTGGCCGGGCTGCTGCTATTCTTTACCGAGCAGGTAGTAGACGGTCACGCCGAGGGCGTCGGCCAGATACTCGAGCTCGTAGTCTGCGACCACTCTGTCGCCCGTCTCGATCCGGCTGATGGCCTTCTGTGTGATGTCGAGCCCCGCGATCTGGATCTTGTACGCGAGGCGCTCCTGCGAGAGGCCGGCCCGTTCTCTGGCTTCGCGGACGCGCTCGCCTGAGATATTGCACCGGCCGTATAGCCTGTATATTTTCAAATATGCGCCCCCTCCCTTTATGCCAAAGATGCCTATTTGACATTAGCACGCCCGGCATGGTAATATTATGCCAAAGATGTCTAAACGCTAAAAAACGCAACGGGTTGAAGGAGGAGAAAATCATGGGTTTACGCTTCAGAAAAAGTTTTAAGATCGCCCCCGGCGTGCGTGTCAATCTCAACAAAAAGAGCGCGAGCGTCAGCTTCGGGCCGAAGGGGTTGAAGCACACGGTCAGCACGACCGGGAAAAGCCACACGACCGTCGGCGTGCCCGGCACGGGCCTGTCGTACACGACCAGCGGCGGCGAGCGGCCGGCCAGCGTGTCAGCAGCGCAGCGCCCCACCTCGCCGAAAAGCAAGGCGGTCGTCCTGCCCCTGTGCATTTTCCTCGGCGTGCTCGGCGTGCATCGGTACTATGTGGGGAAGATCGGCACGGGAGTCATCTGGACGCTGACGGCCGGCTTCTTCGGGATCGGCTGGATCGTGGACATCTTCACGGTCGCCCTCGGCGGCTTCTATGATGTCAACGGCTATGTCGTCCGCTTCCATCCGACCGAGGCCGAGCTGGAGGAGGAGCGGCGGGTTGAGGAATATCTCGGCCAGACTCCTGCCGAGGCGTGGGCCGTGTGGGATGGCTGCCACGATTTTCAGCCGCAGAAGGATCGCAGGGCTCGCGCCATGGCTGGCGATTTGATGCCGGATGCAGTAGACGCAGAGCGGAAGGTCGCCACTTTTGTCGGCGGCCGTGGGGATCATTACACCACCACGCTGCTCTCCTGCACCTGTCCAGACTTTGCCGAGCGAGGGAAGCCGTGCAAGCACATGTATTTTCTGGCCCACGAGCTCGGCGCAGACGCCGCAGAGGAATGAGCGCATAAACAGAAAAAGCCCGCCCGGGATCTCTCCCGAGCGGGCTTTTTGTGTATATTGACAGTTTTGCGGGCTCTGGCCGGGCGCGATCCGCGCCACAGCGAAGGCATATTGCACAATTAGAGCCGCTTCGTGTAGTCCAGAGAGATCCAGCCGGCCCCGCTCTTGAGCTTGCCCCACTTTGAGGCGCCGGGGCCGTCACTCTCTGCGACGATGGTGTAGACTCCCTTGTCCTTGATGGTGCCGTTGGTGCCGTAGTTGGTGCCCGGCCCCTTGCGGATGTTCAGCGCGGAGGTCGTCACCTTCACGGTGTAGGAGGCCGCTGTGGTGTTTCCTGTGCCGCCGGTGCTGATGTCGGCTGCGTCCGTCCATCCGTACACGGTGGAGCCGCCGCCGGAGACAGCGATCAGGTGGTAGGGGTGAGCTTTCCCTTTTGCGATGGCCGTGACCTTGGCCTTGCCCGGTTTGCAGGCCGAGGAGGCCGTGGCCGTTGCGCTGACATAGTGGCGGGTGCCGGTAAACTCCACCTCGTCTCCGACCTTGATGTCGCCCGCGGTAGTGTTCCCCCCGGTGGACGGTGTGGAGCTGCCGCCGGATGCGCCGAGTCGCTTGTTGACCTCGGCCGCAATCTCGTCTTGCAGGTTGTAGAGATAGTCCCCGGGGCAGGCTTTCGCCGCGTAGTCCCGGTGCACAGTCATATTGCAGCCGCCGGCGTGGTTGACTCGGTTGGTCTTTACGGTAGACCATACCAGCTTTGTGATCCCGTTGCGCTTGCAGATGTCGGTCACAAGATCCAGCAGCGACTCGTATGCCTTATCCTTGACGGCATAGGGGTGAGTGGCGTCGCTTGCGACCTCGATGGTGACGGCTCGCTGGTCGTTGGCGTTGGACGATGTGCACCACGAGCGGTTGCCCTCGTCCGCATAGAGAGCGATGCGGCCGTCGGGGCCGATGCCGTAGTTGCTGGACGCCTTCCGGCTGCTCTTGGCGAACAGAGCGCCACAGCTCTCGACGGAGAGCTGGCCGGCCATACAGTGGATCGTGATGGTGTCGATGCTCTTGGTGCGCTTGCCGGAGTGGTTGGGGCTGAGCTTGGTGTAGGAGATCAGGCCGCTGTTACTCATTGTCGTCGTCCCCCTTTCCGTCTCCGTCGAGGAAGCCGGCGAGGGTGTCCTCGTCGACGACATCGCCCTCCTCGTCGTAGATGTGGCCGGTCTCCTTGTCATAATTCAAGGTACCGACATAGGGGAGGTCGTCGTCGATCTCCTTGTTGTAGTAGCGCATATTCAGCGCCGGCTTTTCTTTGTTTCCGTTCATGGTGCTGCCTCCTTTGCATAATGAAGGGCGGGCCGCGTGGCCCGCCCTCTTTTGGTTATTCGAGCGGCAGGTTGCCGCCGTTGAGCTGATTGACGGCCGCCTCGATTGCCGCGTTGATGGCCTCCTCGTCCACGGTGAAGCCCTGCGACTTCAGGAACTCGAGGACGTACTGCTTCTTTTCCTCACCGCGGCCCTGACCAGTGTAGAGCTGCTCGGCTGCGGCGACGCCGATCTTCACCCACTCGAGCAGCTCCTTCCGCTGCTCGTCGGTGGTCTTACTCTTGATCCACGGGATCAGGAATACGCTGACGCCTGCGGCGAGCAGCGCGATGACGGCGTTGACGATGGGGGTGATGTCGATCATGTTCATCCTTTTGCCTCCTTGTCTGATGTGGTTGTGGTGGTGTACTCTCCGGCGCCGACCCCACTGATGGGGTTGCCATCAGCGTCGAGGCTGTGCCGGTTGCGGCTGATCTTCTCGGTGGCCGACTTGGCCGCATAGCTCACGAGGTAGCCGATCGTATTTCTCCACGGCTGCACCTCCTTCAGTACAGGGCCTTGATGCCCTGCTCCGTGAGAAAATCCTTTTGCTCGTGTTTGATTTTCCGCGCATATTCGAGGGCCGCCTCCGTCTCTCCGTTGGCATGGCCGTTCTTCATAGCCGTGGCCGTCGCTTCGCCGAGTGCGATGGCGGCCCCCACGCTGCGGACGAGCAGCACCTCATTTCTTTCTCGGGCAGCGTCGCGGCGGTCGAGCTCCTCGTCCCTCTTGGCGAGCCGTCTCTGGATCATCCAGAAGCACAAGCCAGTGAAGGCCGACGGGATCCCCATGATCGCCACGAGTTGCCCGATGTCAAGCTGGATCATGCTGCACCCCCGTTCCCGGCCTCGACGAGTTTCCAGCCCTGCGGGTAGGTGTCCGGCGACCAGACGTTGTTGTCAATGGTGCTTTCATAGATCTGGCCGTTGTAGATCACGCGGTCGCCGGTCTGGTAGGCGTCATGCGAGCCGGTAGGCTGTATAAAGGCCGGGACGGTTTCGCCCGTCTCCTCGCCGCCGGTTTCAGGCTCTTGCCCCGGTTCCTGCTCTGTGCCGGGCTCCGGGGTCGTGCCGGGTTCGCCTGCGGCGGTCACTTCCTCCCAGCCCTGTGGGTATGCCTCGGGGCTGTATGCGTTGGCCCCATCCATGATAGAGCGGTAGACCTTGCCATCAGTCCACAGGCAGCACTCGCCCTTCTGGTAGGCGTCATGGGCACCCGTGGGCTGGATGAACGCCTTTGCCTTGGTCGGGTCTGTGGTGTGATACGGGGCCCACTGTGCGGGGCTGTTTCCCGGCTCGATGTCCGGGTTGTTGTTGGTGTTGTGCGCTTGGCAGCAGCGCCAGCTCTGGCCGTTGTGGGTGCAGGCTTCGCCGACCTCGTGGCTGCCGTCGCCGTTGGGGCCCGCTTTCGTCCACGCCGGCAGCAGATCCTCGCAGGCGACGATCTCTGTGCCGGACAGGTCGCCGGCGCTCACCTCTCTGGTGAAGGTCATGCGGGCGCTGCGCAGGGCGGCCTCGAGGCCGCTGTATTTGGTGCTCATGTGGTCAGCCCCCTTTCAATGGCGCCGGTCAGATCCTCGAGCTCGTTCTCGAGGTCGGTGATGCGCTGCTTGTCCTCAGCGGATGTGCCGCCGCCGGCGCCGCTGCCGGCCTCTTCCTTCTCGTGGATGGCTTTGATGCTGTGCTCCATGAAATAGACCATGTCGCTCCTCCTTTCTTGTGGTTTTACGCAAAATTGCCGCCGACCGACTGGACATAGCAAGCGCCTTCGGCCGAGCCGCGCAGGAGCTTGACCTTGATTTTGACGCCCCAGTCTGCGGCGGTCTTTGTGTCGTTGGTGAAAAAGTGCTTCTGGCTGTTGAGCGCCTTCTGCGTGATGTCCTCCCATGTGGGCTCGGCGTCGTTGCCGTTGTTGCAGATCCAGACCTGAAGGGTGCTGCCGGTCGGGAAATTGCCCTGAATATTGACGAGAGCCTTGGTCGGCATGGCGTCGGCCGCCATCGCCACGGTCTGCACAAACTCGATGGAGTGCACAGCCTTGTCGAAGGACAGGGTGCGCACGGTGCTCTCGTTCTTAGCGTCGGTGGCGGTGATGGTCAGGGTGTGGTCTCCGTTCAGCAGCTTGAGCCACTGGTCACTCGTGAGCGTCAGCTCGTTGGTGTCTCCGAGGGTGGCCGTGTAGGTGCGCAGCGTGGTGGCGTCCAATTTCTCCACGACCGTGACCTGATGGCCGTCGGCGTCGGTGACGGTGTACTCGTAGGAGGGCGGCGTGGTGGTGAAGCTGCCGAGGTCGGTGTCGCTTCCGCTGATGACGGGCGGCCGGTTGTTGGTGACGGTACGCACGGCGCTGGTGGTGTATGCACTTTCGGCGCCGGCCGTGTCGTATGCCTTGACGCGGTACTGCACGTTCTCCCATCCGTAGGTGATGGCGTCGGTGTAGCTTCTGGAGCTGCCGGAGTAAATCTGCGACCATGTGCCGCCGTTGACCTTTCTCTCCAGCTTGTAGCCGGCGAGGTTTCCGTCGGGGTCGGTAGACTGTCCCCACGAGATGCTCAGGTTTTCGCCGCCGACGACCTCGCTCGGGACGGTGATGGTCGACGGCGCCGTGGGCGCCTGATTGTAGACGATTGTGTAGCAGCCGTCCGAGTCGGTGGTATCGGAGACAAGGAGATCAGAGGACAGATTACAAGCGGGGCGCAGGCCGTTGTAGCCGTCGCAGGCGTAGTCCCAGTACAGCGAGCCGCCGGAATTGACGAGGCGGGCGTTGCCGGCCGACCCGGCATAGGCGTCCCGCAGCCAGTAGTACCACGCCTGATTTGCATTGACGTCGTAGTTGGAGTTGGCGGCGGCAGAGGCCGAGACGGTTGCGATGCGGCTGCTGTTGTCGCTGAATATCGCCAGCTTGACGCCGCAGACATGGTCGCCGGAGAGGCCGACCTCCGTGCAGGACAGGGGGAAGATCTTGTCCACGCAGGTCTCAGTCCCGCCGCCGTCCGTCGAGCTCTTGCCGACCGTGATGGTGGTGGAGAGCAGAGCCGCCCGCTCGTTTGCCGTGAAGCCGTTGAGGAAGCCGGCGATGGTGTTGTAGGGGTTGTACCCGCTCCAGACGTGGGACGAGTCAGGGGCCTGATCCGCCGAGTGCTGCGCGGTGTACCACTGGCCCGCGCCGGCGTCGCTGTTGAGCCACTGGCGCAGGTTGGAGTAGATATAGCGGTTATTTCCGTAGTTTCTGCGGTCGCTGTTTCCGTTGGCCGGCTCCATAGCGTCGAAGCAGAGCAGCTTGATGATCTGGTTGGTCACGAGTGTGACGCTGTTGGAGGGGTAGCCGCTATGGTTTTTGTCGCCGATGATCCAGATGATCGGCGCGCCGTACAGGCCGCCGAACTTGACCTTGCTCTTGTTGGCGAGGTTGCTCAGTTTTTGAGGCATGAGGCGTTTCTCCTTTCGGTATTGGTTTCAGCTCCGGGAAGTAGCCGAAGAAATAGGCGTCCATGTTCTGCCGCAGGTGGTAGGTGTTGCCGTGTGAGATGTGGCCCGTCCAGCTTGCGTAGGATTGGAGCACGCTCTCGCGGGTCATCTTGCCCCTGTCCACGAGGCCGCGGAACTTGCGGATCTTCCGCTTCATGTTGTCGATGCTCTTGGCCCTGACCTTCCTGACCACCTTGCCGGTGCTCGTGAGGTATGTGTGGAAGCCGAGGAAGTCGATGCCGTTCTTCAGCGGGAAGATCTGCGTCTTTCCGTTCAGGCGTAGGCCCAGCGGCTTGATGTATGCCTCGATCCGCTTGAGGATCTCCCGGAGCAGCAGCTTGTCGCTGCTGATGATGTAGAAGTCGTCCATATAACGGCCATAGACGAGGCCGAGGTCATCCCGCAGCCAGTGGTCGAAGTCGTCCAGATAGAGAAGGGCGAGCAGTTGGCTCGACTGGTTGCCGATTGGGATGCCGGGGTCTGGTGTGCTGTCGATGACGATCCAGAGCAGCCACTCGACGAAGTCGATCAGCTCAGCGTCAGACAGAACGGCCAGAGCCTTGCGGGCCTTTGCAAAACAGACGGCGTGCAGCAGGGTGTAAAAGAACTTTGAAAAGTCCCCTTTCAGCACCCAGCCCTCTGCGTAGTCCCACTCCTCCATCGGCCGGTATGGCAGGCCGGCAGCCCTCCGGGCCGCCTCGTCCGCTGCCTTCCGGCTGAAGAAATAGTGGCGCATGGCGTCGGCCATACGTTCGAGGCCGTCGTGTGTGCCTTTGCCGATCTGCCCCGCATAGTTGTCCCGGATAAAACGACGGGAGAAAACAGGCTCGAGGACATTGTCGCAGAGCGAGTGCTGGACGACCTTGCCCTCGAAGTCTATGGCGAGGACGAGCCGCTCCTTGGGTTCGTACACCTTGAAGGGGTAGTAGGGCCCGAAGATGTACTCGCGCCGCTGGAGGCGGTCAGAGAGCTCGGCCGTGCGCTCGATGGCTTCCATGCGGTAGCGCATGGCCGTCGGATTGTCTCGCTTCCCGCAGCGGGTCTTGCGGTATGCTTTGTATAGTGCGTTGAAACTGTTGACGATGTTCTCCATGTAAAAATCCCTGCCGTCGGCAGCTCCGGCCACGCTTTGCGTGCGCCGCCGGAAGCATCGGCAGTCCTGTGTTTACCCATGGCCGGGCCGGTCATACGGCGCCGGGTGCGGGAGGGATACGCCTTCCTTGGATGATGGTGCACAGTGTTCGCCGGCCGTTTCCGGCCGGTTAATAAGTCGGGCTATCCATCGAAGCGGGGCGCAGGCCGTTGTTGCCGTTGTAGGCGTTGTTCCTGTTCAGCGTGCCGTCGGAATTGACGTTGCGGGCGTTGTTGGCCGACCCGGCACGAAAAAACAAGGCGTACCCCACGGGCTGCTATTGACGGCGCGCCTGTGCGTCCATTTTGGCGGCCCTTTCTTTATCCGATTTGTACCATTTGGCGGTCTGGTTTTTGACGCCTGCCGCCATTCTTGACCAGTGTGCGAAGGCGTCGTCGCTGAGCCCGCTGAGGATCTCGTGCGCGAGCTCGATGTGGTGGATCAGCTTACGGCAGTTGCGAAGGGCCGAGCGTTGGGCCCGGTATCGCATTTGCCGCTCCTCCGGGTCGGTCAGGAGCAGGTCGTTTGCTTCCATCAGGTCGGCGACGAGGTCGCCGACTTCGTTAATCATCCGTTGTGCCAGCCCGAGTCGTTCCTTCTTTGGGAAGATGTTCGGGTTGCGCGTTTTGATGTAGGTGTGCTTCTCGAGCTCCTTGGCGTCGCTGATGACTTGCATTTCCGGGAGCTTTTCACGGCCGAATGGCGGGCGGCCTACATTGGCCCGCTCGTATGGCCGCGAGTGTCCGTTGCTTGCCGTAGTACCTCACCTCCTCGCCTTTGATTGTGATCCTTGCGCCGGTTCCATCGTAGGCGGTGCCCTGAATGACGATCACGCCGTCCTCACGTTTGCAGCAGGAGCACGGCAGATCCAGCTCCACGAACAGGTGCGCGATGATGCAGGACGCCTCTGACGGCGGGATCGGCGTGTAGTCGTACCCGTCCACGGCTTAACACTCGAGGCGCTGGAGCGTGGCGTTCCAGACGCCGGAGACGAGGGTGATGCCTTCCAGATCTGCGAAGGTGATCTGGAAGGGGTTGGTCGTGATGTCCCCAAACACAGCGTCCCACAGGGTCGTGATCTTGCTGGTGTTCTGCTGGACGACGTTGCTCAGGTCTACCACGGCAGCCTCGGCCTGCTCCGCGATCCCGACCGCCTGCTGCGCGAGGAGGATGGCCTGATTGGCCGTGGCCTGTGCCGCGAGGGCGATGGCCTTGTAGTTTTCGTAGTCCTCCTTGGTGGCGTAGGCGTCCGCGGGGATGTAGGCGGTCACATTGGTGGCCGTGCCGATGGCGGTGACGATGTCGATGGTTTTCTCGACGATGGTGGCGCCGCCGGTCGGGGGGATCCACTCGGCGAGGTCGCCGCAGTTGCCGTAGCAGTACAGCACCTCGCCCACTTCCTCGTCGGGGTCGTCTGCGTATAGGCCGAGCTCGCGGTAGTAGAAGCCGTCGTTGGTCTGGTCATTGGTAAACACGCCGCCCACGGTGACGGTGCCGTCTCCATTTACGACGCATTTGGTGATGTCGATGGTCGCCTTCGGGCTGACCACGCCGGTGAGGGAGCGGGGCGTCTGGCCCTCCTCGAGGTAGCCGTCGCCGAGGACGATCTTGGTGTAGTTGATTTTCCGGCCCGCCACGCCCTTCGCCAGAACGAGAAGGCCCGCGGCGGTGATGTCGTTGTTGATAAATGCGGCCATGTCTTTCTCCTTTCCTTAGTCTGAAGCGAGGACACTGGTGCCGATGGTGACGGTCTCCCGGTTGTTGTCGTGGACGACGGCCCCGTGATAGAGATGGATCTCGTCTGTCCCCATGACGTGCCGCTCCTCTCCGTGCTCTCGCACAGCCATCCCGGCATAAAGGAACATCTCGCCGGTCAGGCAGATCAGGATCGCGTCGAGCCATGCGCTGCGACGCTTTACGGTGCGAAGCAGCGAGAGGAAAAGGTTGAGGTTTTCATTGACGAGCCCCGGGTTGTCACTCAGCACCTTGAAATGGTAGGGTTTGCCGCCATACTGATACCACTCCCTGACCTCGCCGGTGCCGAAGTAGTCGGCGATGATCTGCGCCACGGCGTATGGTGTGCCGAGCTTGGCGTAGACGCGGTCGCTGTTGCGGATGACGGCCCTCTTGGTCTCGATGGGCGCGGTACTGTCATACCACTGGATGTTAAGCTCCCACGCCATCTCGTCCAGTTCGGCCTCGCTGAGCTGGTCGATCTTGTCCCACCTGCTCAGCAGCTTCAGCCGGGCGAAGGCGTCCCGGGATAGGGTGTCGCAGCCGGCGGCCAGCCCTCGGTCGGCTCCGTCCTGTGCCATCCATGAGGGCAGGAGCTTGATCATCTCGACTTCGCTGAGTCGCATTTAGATCACCTCGCTCTCTGTCTTGTGGCTGACAGTCAGGTGCCCGCTGAACTTGGCGACCTGCGTGTCGCTGACGGGTGTGTAGACCGGCTTGGTCACGTCCACGCGGAAGGCGCCGGTCAGGTTTTCGCCCCACGACGGGCAGAGGATCCGCTTGCGGAGCTGGTCGGGGTTGATGTCCCGGCCCAGCGCGCCCACCTGCCACTCGTTGTAGCGGTCGATTGCACCGCCCGTGCCTTCCACGTTGGCGACGACCTCGGCCTCTGTCTCGGGGGTGGCGTAGTAGACGATCTCGATGTCGTAGGTGATGACCTCCGGGGCCACGGCGCTGACCACGTCGGTGAGCGGCCGGATGTCCGATGCGTTGCACGCCTCCAGCACCTTCTCGAGGATGCTCTCGTCAGGGATTGCGCCGCCCTCCAGAAGGGGGACGATCTTGACGCAGCCCTCGAGGGTGCGGGTGATGGTGATGTCGAGGCTCGTGGCGTCCGCGAGGTCGCCCTTGAGCTCGATGGTCAGCAGGTCGTCGGTGTAGTCCACGGTGTAGTCGACGTCCTCCACGCCGGCCGTGCTCTCCCCATGTTCCTTGACGATCAGGGTGTTCGGCAGCAGCCGGCCGCCTCCGATGAAGGCGTGGCCGTCGTAGACCGTCAGGGTGCGGCTGATGGTTTCCGTCTCGCTGACTGCCCGGGCGTCGATGATGGAGCTGTCGGCCGTCATGGCCCAGTAGATGTAAGCCTGTTCAGGCCCGGCCGTAGACCGGGACGCCGGCGCCAGCCGGATGCGCTCGCGCAGTCGGTTGTCGCCTTCCTCGGTGTAGGGCTCGCCATCGTCGCCGCCGGCCGTTGCTGTGATGTTGGTGACGCTCTCGATGTACGGGATCAGGTCGACGAGGGTGGTGATGGTGCCCGGGACGTACCCGTTGTACTCGGTGCCGTTGCTGACGGCCGAGGTCGGGATCTCCACAGAGTAGGCGCCGGCCTGAAGGACGGCGATCTCGTCGGTGGCAAAGTAGTGGTCGCTGTCCGGCGTCACCTTCGTCCACTTTGGGATGATGATGTTGTTGGGCTGCGGCGTGCTCACCGAGAAGCGCATGGTCGTCTTTGCCGGGGATCCTTCCAGCCGGTGGACGTCCAGCCGCTCGCCGATGGCGTCCAGCACCTCGCCCCGCGCATAGCGGAGAAGGGTCTGCCGCCCGGTGTCGTCGAGGCTGTTGTAGAGGGCGACGAACACGGCCACGAGCCCCTCGCCGAAGATCCGGCGCTCGTCGCCGGGGTACAGAGGCTCGCCGGCTCCTTTTTCGAGTGCAGCGATCAGGGTGTTGTAGATGGTCGTCGCGTCGGTTGTGGTGAGGTGGATGTCGTCGCCGTAGGTGTTGGTCTCGTCGCTCATGCTGTTCACCTCCTTCAGAGTGTGTTGTTGTCAATGCTGGCCCGCAGCTCGAAGTCGCCGGTCTGCGCGACCAGCGCAGCCAGATCGGACGAGCTCAGGCTCACGCGGGGCTCATAGGTTTCCACGACGAACTCCACGTCGGCAGCCAGCTCGTCGGCCGCCGTCCCGCTCGGCTTGTCGATCAGGGTGCGGTCGATCCCCTTGATGCGCTCGTATGGCACCTCGCCGCGGATGGTCTTTAGGAGGTTTTGCACGCAGGTCTCCGGCGCTGCGTTTCCGCTTGCTTTCATGGGATCACCTCGCTTTAGGTCAGTTGGGTGTTGTTTGGTTTCTTTGCAGCCTTGTCGCTGCTGGACGCTCCGACGGTCAGGGCGCTCAGGCGCGGGCCGACTCCGCTTGAAACTCCGGCCGGGGACGAGCTGCTCCCGGTAGAGCTTCCGGCGGTCGCCTTCTTGCTGCTGGCCTCCTCGGCGTATTCTGTCAGGTTGATGGTGATCTTCCCCTTCAGGATCCGGCCGAGGTTGTCGACCGTAGTGTCGCTGAGGCTCACGCCAGTGAGCTGAAGGTTGGCCGGGCCGAAGCGAGTGCCGCCGAGATAGAAGGGGGCGTACTGGCCCACCAGCGCCGTCCACGACTCGTACTCGCCGCGGACATCGCAGCCCACGGCGACGGCGAGATCGAAGTCGAAGCTCATGCTCTGGAGCTTGAGCGCCTTGGTTTTGGTGGCCGGGGATCCCGCCTTGTCGTCGCTGTTCTCTGTGTCCAGCTCCACGCTGGCCGAGACGCCATTCAGGGCGGCGATCCGCTCAGGGGAGACGCCCCACGTCTTGCCGTTCCACGATGCCATGACGGACATGATGCTCGGCCTCCTTCCTTAGTGCGGGCCGCTCGTCTCTCCGTGCACGCCTGTGTGGGTGTGGCTTTTCAGGCTGATGCCGCCTGCCGTGACATCGGCAGACGGGACGCTGACGCCTTTGTCCTGCACGGTGACGGCGCCCTTCTTGATGGTGATGTCTCCGGGGACGATGCCGGGCCACTCTCCGTCCATGCGGGATAGGATCAGGCCGGTGCCGTCCTCGAACATAGCGTAAGCGACCTCCACGCCGGGGCTCAGGTTTCCCATCTCCCCGCGCAGATACCACGGGATCGTCAGCGGCCTCGTGACGAGGCTGTCCGCTGTGCTTGGAAGCACCCGGGCCGTGGTCTTGTCGCCGTTTCTGTCGGGCTCTCCCTCGATGCTCGAGATCTTGCCCTTTTGGATCATTTGGGTGTTGCTGTTTGGCATGGTCAATATCCCTCCAGAGGCTTGCGCAGATATAGCTTGCTCCGGCTCTTGACATAATCGTGCCGGATCCGGCTGACGAAGGCCGTGCCGTCCCACGAGGCGACGCTCTCGGTGGAGAGCGTCACCACGGATCCCGCTGCATACTCGCGCAGCAGCGTCCCCGTCCAGAGCGTTGCGACGGTTGCCTCTTTGTTAGCGTCCCGGAGCAGGCCCTTTGCGAAGCGGTCGGCCTCTGCTTGGTCGGTCATGCGGAAGGGGAGGATCTTGCGCAGCACTTTGTCACCTCCGGCCGGAGCCGAGAAAGTGCCGGTCAGGCCGCCGTTGACGGCTTCGGCCGAGCCGTAGGCGTAGGCGCCCTCGTCCCGGTACTCGAAGTCGTTGGCCGGCGTGATGGTGATGGTGTCGACGGGCTGCTGCCCTTCCATGTATGCCTCGTCGTAGACGACCAGTTTGCCGTCATAGACTAAAAAAGCCGCGCCCTCGAGGGTGCAGCGTGCCTGAAGAAAAGCGAAGTCGGGGAGGTTGTTCTGCTCGACATAGTCGTATGTCTGGTCTGTGATGCCGTAGGTCTCGACCGTGAGGCCGTGCCGGTCGGCGATCTCTTGGATCAGTTGCAGGAACTTGACCTTTTCCCACGACTTGCTCCTCTTGTCCTTGGTGGATTGTGGGGCCGAGTAGGCCCGCAGGGTTATGAGGCCAGACTCAGGGACGACGCTCTCGACGAACATTTTCCCGGTCTTTGCAGCTCCATCCTCGACGGCGATGGTGTCGCCCTTTTTCGGGCTCCACCTGTCCCACAGCTCCCGGGTGTCGTTGAGCTTGAGCAGTAGCTCGTCGCTCTGCTTATCTGCGAACATATCATGAAAGCAGCGGTGGACGCTGATCTCGGGATAGATGTCTGTCCCCTCGTAGATGATTTTCACAGGGTCGTCACCTCCTCCACGGCGGCAGAGTGTCCGGCGTCTCCACGGTCTCGACGATTGGGATCCGCACGGCCTCGCCGCCCTCGAAGATCAGCACATCGCAGAGGTCTCGGTTGGCGTCGATGATAGTGCTTGCCATTCGCTCCTCGTTATATGCTGCCAGCGCGATGCTGTCGAAGGTGTCGCCGCCCTGTGCGGTGTAATCAATATAGCCGACTATCCGCTGTGACATAGGCGCCGCCCTCCCTTCTTGCGAGTGCTTCGAGCACGAAGTCGATGAACTCAGGCTCCAGATCCCGCAGCTTGCGGATCAGGGCGTCCTCGTCGGTGTCCCCCTTGACCTCGATCTTGGGGCTGAAGGACAGGCCGCTCAGGTCGTAAACCACAGACGTGCCGGATCCTGTGCTGATGGGCTCATAGCTGCCCTCGTCCATAGCTCCGAGCATTTGGCCGGCTTTCGCCCAGTAGGCGAGGTTTGCCGACCTGTATACAGGGTTGAAACTGATGACGGCCTCTGTCGGATAGCGCGGATCCTCGCCAGCGAGTGACGGGCCGCTTGTGAAGCCGCCGGTCGCATATCCGGCCGCAGATCCGCCTCCGCCTCCTCCGCCGAACAGGCCGGCGATCTTGTCTATTACACCAGCGCCGAAGCTGACAATATCAGCGATGACGCCGGCGATGGTGCCGAGCACCGAGGCGATGGGCTGGAGCAGCCCCAGCAGCGGGCTCAGGATTGGCATGATCGCATTGAGGAGCGACATCAGGGGAGGAAGCAGCGCCTCGACAATTTGCATTAGTGGCGGCAGCAGCGGCATGATGACGCTGTTGACAATCTGAAGGGCGACCTCCAGCAGCGGGGTGATGACCGGGAGCAGGGTGGCGATCAGGTTGGTCAGCACGGGCAACACGGTCGAGATGATCTGCGTCAGCATTGGCAAGATGGTCGCCAGTATGCTCGAGATAGGTGGGAGGATAGCCTGCACGATCTGCATGAGCGGTGGAAGTAGCTGCTGCGCCAGCTCGAGGAGCGGCGGAAGGAAAGACGAGACGAGCTGGCTGAGCAGCGGAAGCAGGCCCGCGGCCAGCTCTGTGACCATTGGCATGACGGTCTGAAGGGTGTCGCCCATCCCGACAAGGAACTCCTGCACAAACGGCATACAGGCATTGAGGGTGTCGGTTATGACCGGCGCGATGGCCTCGAAGGTGTCACTCAGGATAGGAGCCAGAGCCGTCAGGGTGTTGGCAATCATGGATGCCATCGGGAGCAGAGCGACTTCTGCCGACCTCTTGACCGCCTCGAAGGCGCTGCCGAGGTCGTTGTACTTCACGTCGTTGATCTGCTGGAGGGCTGCCGCTCCGTCATAGGCCGCGGTCTCGATGCTCGCCAGTACCGGAAGCACGCCGGCCTCCAGATCCTCGAACTGTGTGCCGAACAGGGCCACGCCGGCAGCGTTGCGGGCCAGCGGGTCGTCCATGTTGTTGAGTGCCTCGACGGTGTCGAAGAACGCGGCCTCTGCGGTGTCTCCACCTGCTGCGAAGGCTGCGAACATCTTGTCGGCGTTCAGGCCGAGGCTCTCGAAGGCTTCCCGGCTCGTGTCGCTGCCATCCTTTGCCCGGATGTTGAACTCCTTGACGGCGTCGCCGACCTTGTCGATGGAGAACAGGCCGGCGTCAGCACCTTCCACGAGGGTGCCGACGAACTGGTCGGCGCTGAGTCCGAGGGCCGCAAACTGCGGGCTATACTCGTTCAGGGTGTCCAGCAGGTCGCCGTTTTTGTCAGCGCCGTTCTGCGCGCCCACAGCGATCAGGCCGTAGGCTTCCTCGGCGTCGATGCCGAAGTTTTTCATCAGAGCCGACGCTGCGCGGGCGCTCTCGCTGACATCGTAGTCGAACACGTCCCGCAGGTTGAAGCCAGCGGCGGTTGCCTGCTCCAGAGCTTCGCCAGTCAGGTCGCTGGCCTGCTGCGTCGCAGCCAGACCGTCAGCCACATCGGCGAAGTCGTCGCCGAGCCCTTGCGCATATATGTCCTTGACGCTCTCGCCGAGAGCGGCCAGCTCGTCGCCGGTTGTCCCAGTTGCAGCAGAGAGCTGGTTGAGGGCTGTGTTATATTCGTTTCCGAGATCGGCAAGATACTTCCCGGCGTCAACGACCGCCTTTCCTGTTGCGACCGCGATGCCTCCAACGGCTCCGCCCACGGCCACGGCTTTCCAGTTGACCTTGTCCAGTTTTCCAGTGACATCGTCCAGCGCCTTGCCGAGCGACGGGTCGATGGAGCCGGCGAAGCTCACGACGGCTTGCAGCACTTTATTTTTAGCCATTGGCGTCACCTCCTCCTATGCGGCTTAATGTGCGGGATCCTCGGCTTCTGGATCTTCGCCCGCTGTTTCTTTGCTTCCTCGGCCGCTTCGTAGTATTCAGGAAGGAAGTCGATCAGGCGTTCTCGTCTGAGCTCTCCGACGGAGATGTGGAAGGCTCGGGAGTAGTCTCGGACGAGCTGCCCGAGTCGTTTTGCTCGGAGGGTGCCGCCGATCTCGTAGTGGTAAAATTTCTGCCGATCCTCACCAGTTTCATAATGTCGGGGCCGCTGATCCGTTCGAGGTCGGTCACGTCGATGTCGGGGTTGACAGCGATGATCGCCATCATGGCGAGGTATGTGTGCATGGAGTAGTCGAGCTCGACGGCTCCGGCGCTTCCTCCAGACTTGTGGGTGGTCGCCTTCAGTTTCAGAGCCTCAGCCTCGGCAAACATTCCCACAGTGATCGCGTCGGTATCATAGGTCAGGGTCTTGACATTCTTGCCGTTGATGGTGATGGGGTTGCTGAGTGTCAGCTTTTCCATGGTGTTGTCTCCTTTCGTTAATAAAAAGAGGGACGCCGCCCTCTTTGGGCGGCGCCCATCTGTTACAGCACGCTGCGCAGGTCTTTTGCGTAGTCCACGCCATCGACGCGCATGATGGTGTTGAGCTGGTCGATCAGCCAGAACTCAGACCCAGCGACGAAAAGCTGGTAACGGCTCACGGCCAGCGTGATCTCGTTCTCGGACAGGTTGCCCGGATCCACGGAGAGGCCGGGGATCACCTTCGGGACGCTGCGGAGAAATGCCTTGCAGCCTTCGGTCTTGCTGGAGCCATCGGCATACTTGACATCCTGCGCCCATCTGACCTCCAGCGTCTTGCTCTGGAGTTTCACGATGTTGCGCAGGCCGATGTCGATGCCGATCTTGGTGATGGATGCCTCCATCGCCTCGATCTGGCCGGTCAGGGGTGCGGTATAAGTACCCATGGCCTTGAAGTCAGCAGTCACAGGGGTGACGGCCGGCAGCGTGATGGTCACGTCCTTCGCGCAGAGAACGCCGTCGACGTAGACGGTGTCGGCGAGGATGGGGCCCTTCAGGTCAAGCCACAGAGAAGCCATTACTCGTCACCTCCTTCGTAGTAGACAGAGAAGCCGGCGTCGGTGTATGCGACGTACACGCTCGCGGACTTGAGGGGCGGGGTCGGGGTGACGGCGATGTCCCAGCGGAAGTCGCCGTTCATGATGTCGGTGGTGCTGTTCTCGCTCTCGAGGAACACGATCTGAGGCTCGCCGAGCAGCGCGCCCATGCTGACATAGCCGTCGAGCTTCTCCTGCTCGCGGTTGATGATCTCGTCCTTGAGCGCCCGGGTCATGGGCTCGTCGATCTTCGGGCTCCACTCCCTCTGGAAGTCGTTGGTGATGTGCATGAGCATACGCATGGACACGTCGAAGATCGCCCGGGGATCCACGTCGGCGCCGTAGGTGTAGGCGGCGGTATGGTCGCCCCACAGCACCCACTCGCCGCCCCATGCGACGGCCGTGCTGATGCCGTTCTGCGTCAGCTCCTTGCCCTCCTGCTGGCTGAAGCCGCGGTTGGTGGCATTGGCCCCAAAATACTGCTTGATGATGGGGATCGCCTTGTTGCCGCAGGTCTCCATCGGGACGCTGTTGTGGCTGAAGTCGGCCCGCATGAGCTCGACCACGGCCAGCGTGCTCAGGTGGTAGACGTTGCCGAGGTTGTCAATGCCCTGCGGCCAGTAGACCTTCGACCGCTCGCCGGTGAAGGCGTTGTTCTTCTTCCATGCGACCGCCTTGGTGATGGTGTCGACCGCCTGCGCGCTGCCGTCCACGAGGGGGAGGTCGGCCACGACGAAGGAGTCCCAGTGGCCGTTGATCTTCTGGCTTGTGGTGAGCATGGCATTGTAGACCGCCGGGCTATGACTCCAGCCGGGGGCGGCGATCAGGTTGCAGACTGCGAACTGCTCGGGGTAGAGCAGAGCGATGGAGCTCAGCCCGCTATACTCGCCGCTGGCCGTCACGCCTCCGATGATGTCCTCGTCCGCGATGGCGGTGTCGTCCACCTCGTAGAAGCTGGCCGTCAGGGTGCCAGTGAGGGGGCTGTCGTCGATCAGGCTGGTGATGATGACGGTGCCCTTGGTGAAGTTATAGTCCACGGCGTAGTCGGTGCCCTCGGCATAGTCGCCGCCCTCGCTCTTGGCGATGGTCAGCGTGTCGAGGATGATGGTGCCGCTCGCAAACTCGGCCCGGCCGCCGGTGAAGGAGAGCTGCTTGGTCGTCTCCTCTGCCTTGCGGTGCTTGCCCTCGGACGGGTCGAGGACGTTGATGACGTAGATGGGGCCGATGTTCCCGAGGGTGTTGTTGAAGTGCGCGTTCATGACCTCGCAGAGCGTAAAGGTGCCCCAGTCGGCTGCATAGCCGAGCTTGCGCTGCGCGTCGACCATGTTGCTGAGCTTGATGGGCTCATTGATGACGCCGGCGTCCGCGAAGCCGCGCACGAGGTTGACGGGCGCCGTGCCTACATAGACCGGCGTGGTGCCCGCCTGTACGGCGCTCTGTGCCACGGTCTCGCCGATGTGGCCGTATGCGCCGTAGAGGTATTCGTTTGCCATCTGCTTTTCCTCCTTTGCATAAAATTAGAGCAGCCGGTCGGCTGCCCTTAAAGCAGGTGTTGGTAGTCCTTCGGCGTGCGTGTCAGGATCTCCTCGACCGCGAACTCCACCCACGCAAACCAGAACGGGTAGAAGTCCGGGACGGCGTCCTGCTCAGACACAGGGCCGAAGGTGATGCCGTCCTCCTTCATGACGCGCAGCGGGCCGATGTACTCGGCGTTCTCGATCATGCGGAGGGCCGTGTCCACAAAATTCCATGCGTCGCGCCAGCCCTCGCCGTTTTTCTCGAAGAAGGCCGCGGCCTCCTCGTTTTGCCACTGGACGTATGCGCCGCTGCCGTCGTTTTTCGGTTTGAAAATGTCGCGCCCGTGGTAGCCGGGATCCCACGCAGAAAAGCAGAGCCGGAGCTTGATGCTCCTCGAGCTCATGGTCAAGTGGTCGGCTCCTTCAGAGATCTGCACGCAGACCGAAGGGATGGGTGCCGGCACCTTCGGGGGCAATCTGTCCTTCGACGGGACGAAAAGCGAGAACGCGGTCGGGTTGACCAGCTTGTAGGGGTAGGAGGCGTCGGTCGCGCTGTCATCGGGGAGCTTGAGCTGTACCATCGGACAGACGGTGGAGTCCAGCCACTCCCGGACAGTCTCGATGCTGTTGACTATGGACACGGCTGCACCTCCTTTACATGGTCACGGTCTGGCCGAGCGCGATGGTTGCGACGCCCATGTCCTCGCTCCAGTCGTTGACGATATACTCGCGGCCGTCGATGTTGAGCCCTTCGCCCGCCGGGCGCCGGGGCGGCAGATCCTCGACTGCTGCATACAGCATGAGGGACGACTCTGCCACGCCCAGCTCTTGCCCCCCTTGGCGTTCTTTCAGGGCGTTGTCATCCAGCACGACGGTGATGGTCTTACCGTCGACTCTGTGCTCCTCTCCGAACTCGGCGAGGTTGAGGAACACGAGGCGGCGGTCGTCAGCGACCATCTGCTTGAAGTCGAAGGCCATCAGACGGGATCCGCGGCGCCGATCTGAGGGGGCTCCTCATTGTCGCCGGTCTGGTCGTCGTCGGCCGCCTCTCCGGCAGCCTCCTTCGCCTCCTCGATGGCAGCGATGACATCTGCCTTCTTGCGCATGGCAGAGGCGTCCACGCCGTATGCGGCCGCCACTTCCTTCAGCTCGTCGAGTTTCATGTCCTCGTCGTATTCGGGAGCGGCAGGCGTCTCGCCGGTCTCGGGTGCGACGTCAGGATCCTGCTCCGACTTTTCAGCCGGAACAGGTGCCACAGGCTGCTCGTCGACATATTTGGCGACGCGCTTCTTGACCAGACGGGCCTCGAGCTCGGGGTCGAACTTCTGAGGCCCGTCCTCTTTGGTGATGGGGATCACCTTGCGGCCGTTGTAGTAGCCGAAGGTGCCCGCGATGATCTCGATCATGTCGTTGCTCCTTTCTGCCGGCTTAGTCCGTCAGGACATCGGCGACGATCCACGGGTTTTTGTTGTTGGGGATCAGCAGCGGGCGGCTGGAGATGGTCAGGCTGCGGGTGTTGCCCTCGGCGCTGGACACATACTTCGGCACGCGGCGGCCGGCATAGGTGTGGAACTCGCCGTCAGACTGCTCCACCTGAGACACAGCGCCATAGGCAGTACGGCCAGCCGCGGGAGCGGTGAGGACGCACTTGCCGCTCGGGATGTAGAGCTGATTCTTTCCGGCGTCGTCGGTGTAGGTCTCGTCGTAGGAGATCACGCTGATGATGCGCCCGTTGACATTCAGGCGGGCCGCGATGGAAGCGCCGGGTGCCAGCTCCTCGGGGGCTACGCTGCCCAGCTCGTAGCGGCGGTTGTTGAGCAGATCCTTGATCTCCTCGTTCTCGATGATGGTGTCAGCCACATCGGGAGAGCATACCAGATCGGCAGCACGCAGGCCGCGGCTGGTCAGCATACGAGCCATGGCGCCGAGGTCTGCGCGGATCTTAGCGCCAGACTGATCCCACTTGGTCGTCGGGGTGTACTGCGCGGGGTTGGTGTCTCCGTCGTAGAAACGGATCTCCATCTCGTCATCCTTGTCGACGTCGTCGGCGATATGCTTCATGATGCAGCCGTTGGTCAGCATGGTCTCGGCAGCCATCGCCTCCTCGCGGTTGGTGATGAGCTCGCCCATCTCGTCAGCGTCGCGCAGGATGAGCACCTGCTGGCGCTGCTCGGGGGTGAGCTGAGAGTACAGGGCCTCCCCGAAGCCACGCTTGCGCAGCTCGTCGAGGGTCAGAGTGCGGCGGGGAGCCACGAAGGGCGGGGTGTATCTCTGCATGGTGTAGCCCCTGCGCAGGATGGTGACGCCGCCCTTTCGGGGGGCTACGAAGGGCGCGAGCTTGCGCACGCCGTCACGGTACTCGACCAGCACATCCTCGGTGGCGAAGATGTCGCTCGCGTCATTGGTCGGGAAGTAGCGGTCGCGCAGGAAGGTCGCCGCGGGGACGAGCTGCTGCACGGCCATGAGCAGCGTGTGGGTGTCATAGAAGTTGAAAGGCATGATCTTGTCCTCCTTCTCTTAGTAGTCCAGCGCGTCGCTCAGCAGGATGCCGGCGTTGCGCATGATCTCCTCGTCGGCCGCGACGAGAGTGTAGGATCCGTCGGTGGTCAGCTTGTTCCGTGCAAAGTGCCCGGTGCGGTAGGCCGTAGCGGTGACGGCAGAGCTGGTGCCGGTGTCGGTGTCATCCGCGAGGATATAGACCGCGTTGGTCGCCACAAGGGCAGCGGAAGCCGCGGACATCTCGCCGCCGGCCGCGCCGGTGATGACGGTGCCGCGGGCGAGCACGCCCTGAGAGGCCGCGAGGCTTACGGTCACGACATCGGCGACGGGCTCGTTGGCAACGATCAGGCCGTCATAGCCGACGGTGCCGATGTTTTCGTCGAGTCTCTTGCTCATTACTTCTTACCTCCGTTCTTGGTGGTGTTATAGAGGCCGACGATGCTGTCGACCTTGGCCTTGTCGTCTGCCTCGCTGCCTTCCTCGCCTCCGTTGGGGGCGGCTCCGACATTGGCGGCGCCGGACTCGGCGTTGTCGTTTGCGGCGTCCTTCAGGTACTTGGTGCCGAGGGCTGCCTGCTTCTGCATGGCCTTGAGTGCGAGCTGCTCAGCGGTGCAGGCGTTCTCGCCGAACTTGGCGTCCCTGACGAGCTGAGCGTCGCCCACGTTTGCGGCGATGCTGTCGATGGCCTCGATGCGGGCCCGCTCCTGCGTTACGGCATTTGCGGCGGCCTGCTGCTCGATCTGAGCGACGAGGTCGGGGTGCTGCGCTCTCATTTCCTCGAGAGTCATGGGCTTATCATCCTTTCTGTTTTTGCCGCCGTTGCCGGTCGGCTTATTTCCAGCCGCAGGGGCGGCGTGGATGCTGTTGATGCGGATCGTGCTCGGGATATTGTGCAGGCCCTTGATGTTGTGCCGGATGCCGGCCACGAGGAGCACCTGCTTGTCGGCGCTCACACTCACATCGGGCCCGTCGCCCTCGAGCAGGGTGTCGGCGAAGCCGTTGTCGATGGCTTCCTGCCCGACCATCCATGTCTCGCGGGTCATCATGGTGCGGAGCTGATCGACCGCGAGGCCGGTCTTGGCGTGGTAGATCTCCGCGATGGCCCGCTCGCTGGCGTCGAAGTCCTTCTGGAGTTTCTTCAGGTCTGCGAGGGTGTAGTAGTCCATCAGCAGGCCCGCGACGCCGTGGATCATGACCATGCTGCCGGGGTAGACCTGCACCTCGTCGCCGGCGCAGGCGATGACGCTGGCCGCGCTGGCCGCGATGCCCTCCACGACGACGACCTTGTGGCCGCTCAGGCCCTTGATGGCGTTGTGGATAGCGATGCCGGTGTAGAGGTCGCCGCCGGTGCTGTTGATCTTGATGGTGATGTTGCTCTTGCCCTTAACGGCCGCGAGATCCTCCATGAAACTCTCGGGGGCGATATAGAGGCCGGGCTCGGGCTCTCCCGTCCACCAGTCCACAGGCTGCCGGGCGACGACATCGCCATAGAGGACGATCTCGCCCTCGTCCTCGCTGACGCTGGCGACGTTCCAGAACTTCGTCGGCGTCTGCTGGACGACCTGCGGCCCGGCGCACAGGCGCGGGGTGTTATTCGTTTTCATGCTTGTCCTTGTCTCCTTCCTTGATGGTCTTTTCCACCTCGTCGACGATGGCAGCGCGACGCACGGCCGCCGAGAGGGATGCGCCGGTCGCTGAGGTGCTGCCGGTGTCTCCCTGCGCTGCCCGTAGCTTCTCGTTTTCCCGGGCGAGCTGGTCGACATTTGCGTCCCACTGGCCGCCGTTGAGCCGGATCGTGGCCTGCTCGCGGGTGGTGATGCCCTCACCGATGGCGAGGATCTCTGCCGTGATCTCCTTGGTCGGGTCGAGCTGGCCCTGCGAGGGGCCGATCCACTCGGCGCCGAGGTAGGCCGCCCGGATCGCCGGGTCAGAGAAAAAGCCCGGGGCGCTGATGCGTCCGCGGGCCACGGCCTCGGCGAGGAAGATCTCGTAAACGGGGGTGCAGAAGTCATCGACAAACCACTTGCGCCTCATGCGGAAGGCTTTCCACGCCTCCAGCAGGGCGGCTCGGCTGGCGCTGTATGAACTGTTGAACGCCTTGAGGAGCAGGTCGGCAGGGATCTCGAGGGCCGCGCCCACCTGTTCGCAGATAGCGCGCAGGAAGCTGTCGAAGCCGCTTGCCGGTCGCTTTGGGTCGGCAAAGGTGACATCCTCGCCGGGCTCCATGATGTTGATCTGGCCCGGGCCCATCTCGTACTCGTTGGGATCTCTGGTCACTTCCGGCAGGCTGCTCCCCACCTCGTTGAACGGGTTGTCGCCGGCGCCCGCTTCGGTCTTGATGAAGGCCGTGAAAAAGCTCTCGACCACAGCCGCGGTCAGCTCGCTCTCGGTATAGCGCCGGAGCTGGAGCAGGGGCTCGATGACCTGCGCGAGATAGCTGACGCCTCTGTACTGATCCGGACGCTCGCTCTCCATGATGTGCAGGATATTCGGGAGCCCGGTGCGTCGACCGTATGCCTCCACGCGGGCCCACTTGGTCGTCGTCGCGCCCAGCTCGAAGGGGTAGGTGCTGCGGATGTGGTAGGCGGCGATCTGCCCGTTGCTGTCCACCTCGACGCCGTCGTAGATGGTGTTGCCGTTGGCCGCCTTGCCGGTGGTCAGCAGCATGGGGGTGACGATGCCGGAGCTCGTCGGGGTTGCCACGCGGTCGGCCTCGATCAGGTGGAGGCGCAGAGAGTAGGGCATGAGCGGCGTCGGGTCGTACTGCTTGATGACCGCGAACACGTCGCCGCTGACCAGCCACGAGGCGAGGGCGAGCTGCTGCATGGCTGCGAAGTTGTTGACGCCGGTGGCGTCGCACGCCCTTTTGTTGTTGGCCCACAGGTTGAACTCGCGCTCGGCCTGTGCCTGCCATGCGTCTGCGGCCTCCTGTGTCATGCCGAGCGCCTCCCGGTCGATCCGGCTCTTGAGCTGGAGCCCGATGCCGACCACGTTGGTGCGGTTAGTGCGGATGGCCGAGGTGGCGATTGGCGCGGCCATGTAGAGCATCCGGGCTCTCTGTCGGAGCGTCCAGTTGTGGGCGTCGATGTCCTCCTTGGGGCTGCCGCTGAAGGCCCTGAAGCCCTTGGTCGACCGCTTGTGCCAGCTCGCGCCGGCGTCGCCGTAGCCCTTGTTCACGGGGCGGGGGCTCTGCCGGCCGCTCTGCGGTCTGCTTCTGTTCTTTCGTCTGCTGATGGTGCTCACCTCCTTCAGGTAAAAATGGCCGGCGCCGGGAGAAAAGGAGCGAAAACTCCCGGCGTCAGCCTATGAAAAAAGCCCCTTTCGGGGCTTCTTTCACCAGTCACGGGGGACGACGCCCACAGCTTTGCGGGGGCGTTGCCCGTTGAGCAGAGCTTCGAGGGCTGCGATGTCGTCCTCGAGCTCCTTGATGGCCGCCCGGATGGCGGCGAGGTCGGTGTTGTAGCGGGACAGGTTGCGGGATCCGATGCCATAGCTCTGCACGCCTCCGCTCAGCATTTCGGCCTCCCGCTTCAGGTAGAGCTCGAGCCGCTCCCGCTTGCCGGTGAGCTCGATCTCGATGGTCTTGCGCGTTTTCATGTGGTCGTGTCCTCCTTACCAGTCGTCGAAGGCGCTGGAGCTGCTGCGCTTGGTGCGCGCCCGTCGCTGCTGCGCCGGTTTTGGCTGCTCCTCGAGGCCGCGCAGGCGGCGCTCGACTGCGTCCATGTCGGGGTTGATGATCTTGAGGCCGGCGTTGGCATAGTCCCGGCAGTCGAGGGCCTCGTTGCGGTTATGGCCGGGCAGTTTCTCCCACGCCCAGCGGTCGCCCCGCCGGGTGCTGGTGAGCACCAACTTCTCGGAGAGCAGGCCGTTGAAGTAGTTGAGGTCGTAGCCGGCGTCGGGGTGCCGGTTGAAATGGGAATATTTCGGGCCGGGCTCCTGCACCTTCAGGCCGGCCATGATGGCAGCCTTGCCGGCGTCGACGCCGATGGTGTAGAGCCAGCAGGTGATCTTCTTGTTGTCCCGGATCGGCACTTTGGTCGGCGGGGAGACGTAGGGGATCCCGTCGCCGCCCTTGCCCTTGATGGCAAACACGCGCTTGCCCTGTCGGGCCCGGCACGCCTCGTACACCTCTTGGGTGAAATGGCCGCCGGAGTCGACGCAGGTGATGGAGATCTTCAGGCCCCGGCCGTTCTTGAACTTGTAGACATGGTCGACGACATCGTCAAGCCGCTGCCAGACCTCGGGGGTGTCCGGCCGGCCCATGATGTAGCCCTTGACGATGCCCCAGTTTTCGCCGTACTTGCCGTGTCCGACGACCTCATACTCGAGGCGGTTGTCCTGAGTGTCCACGCCGCAGGTGAGCACCAGCACGCCGTCGGGCAGCTCCACGGGTGTGCCGTCCGGGCGTGTGCCGTAGTCCTCGCGGCGGGCGAGCATGGTGTCCTCGTCCTCGAGGTCGCCGCGATCCTCCCATAGCTGGCCGAGCAGGGTGTTGTAGACCACCTTGAGCCGCTGCGGGTCATTCTTGGCGTCGAGGAACTTGAGGACGATCTTCTCCCATGGCGTCCACGGGGAGCTGAAGGCGTTGAGCCAGAACGAGCGGACGCCCTTCTTGTAGGCGTCGGGGTTTTCCGCGATCCACTTGGCCGGCTGCCGGCGCATGGTCTCCTCGGGGATCAGACAGCCGCAGGCGGGGCAGGCCCACGAGACGCCGCCCTTCAGGCTCCAGACCTTTTTGCCGCGCACGCGCTTGGCTTCTGGCTCGAAGTGGATGGCGTCGAACACGATCTCGCTGTACTCCCCGCACTCGGGGCAGCGGTGGCACCAGCGTTCCTGTGTGCCTTGGTAGAAGCTGGTCTCGATGTTGCTGGCGCCCTTGATAGTCGGGGTCGAGACCTCGACGGCCTTGGCGTTGTAGAAGGTCGCCTGCCGGGCCTCGGCCAGCGCCCACGGGTCGCCCTCGGTGCCGGCGCTCGTGGCCCAGCGGTCACGCTCGTCGCCGATGATGTAGCGGGCGGGGGTGGATGCCAGCGCCGAGGCGCTGTTGGAGCCGGTCAGTGTGAGCATACCGCCCGGAAAAGACTTCTGGAGGATGGTGTTGCCGCTGTCTTTGGCTTTGACATCGTGCACCTTTGCCTTCAGGGGCTTGCTGTCGCGGATCATGGGAGCGACGCGCAGCCGGCTGAACTTCCGGGCGTCGTCGATGGTCGGGTGCACATAGAGGATGCTGCCGGGGTCTTGGTCGATGATGTAGCCGATGATGTTGAGCTCGAGCTCCGACTTGCCGACCTGCGACGCGGCGACCATGACGATCTTGTGCACCTTCGGATCTGTGAAGGCTCGCATGGGCTCCTCGAGGTATGGGGTGCGCTTTGTGCGCCACTGGCCTGCCTCGGCCGAGCTTTCGGGGGAGAGGCGGCGGTGCTTGTCGGCCCACTCGTCCACGGTCAGGCTCTCGGGCGGGGCGAAGCGTTTGATCGCCCCCGAGATGGCGGCGTTGAGCTTCGCGGTGTCCTTCTTAGTCGTCCGCGTCATCGGAGAGCTCGCTCCATCCCTCCCGATCCCTTACCCGCCGCGCATAGACTTCGGGATCGTATTTGTAGCCGGCCAGCTCCTCGAGGATCTTGTAGACCTCGGCGCGGATGATGTCTGACGCCTCCGCAGGGCTGGCCGCGCTGGAGACATCCACGGCCAGACGCCCGGGCAGGGCCACGAGCATTGACCTGATGCTATACACAAGATCGGTCATGACGGCCTCGACATCCTCGCTGCGGTGCATGGTGCCCTCGAGCTCCTTGAGCTGGAGGGCGGCGATGTCTGCCTTGCTGCGCTTGAGGTCAGCTTCGGCCTCGAGCCGGCGCCCTTCGATCTCGGCGTCCTTTTTGGACGGCTCCCGGCCGTTCGCCTTGGCCGTCAGGTATCTGATGTACTTCTGGATCGTCGGCAGCAGGTCGTAGCGGTTGGCGTTGCCCTCCTTGGTGGCCGTGATGACGCCCTCCTTGGTGAGCTGCTGGATGCGGCGGGGCGTCAGCTCGAACAGGGCCGCGATGGTCTTGCTGTCGACGAGCTTGGTGTTGGTGTTCGGCATGGCGTCCCCTCCTTTCTTTCGTGCTGCCGTGCCGCCCCACCATTTTCGTGAGGTCAAGAAAATGATCGACGCAGGCCCCGGGCGAAGCGAAACGGCCCGAAAAAATTTTTTGCTGTCTGCGCGTTTTTTGGGCTCGCCAGCACCGCAGGCGTTAGGGGTGCGTCACAGTACCTTCGGCCGCTCAGCGTGCCCGTGGTGGCCTCTGTGAGGCCGCGTGTCGCGTCTTTTTCCTGCGCGTGTGTTGGGCCCGCCTCGTGCGCTCGGCCGCCTTGGCGGGCGGCCTGCTGGCCGTGGCCGCTGTCCTCGGCCTATATGCCGAGGGCTCGCTTGAGGTGGTGGTCGAGTCGCTTCTTTGTCTCGGTGTTGAGCCGCAGCATGATGGCCTCATTGGTGCGGTCGCTGGTTATCATCTGCGGCACCGAGATGGTGGTCATCTTCTTGATGTCGGTGCGGGTCGTGCTCATGCGCTGGAACGGGATCCAGCTCGTGCCGTCGGCTTGGGTGTTGCCCGTCCCCATGAGGATCCAGTGAGACCGCTGCGAGTATGGCCCGCCCTTGGTGCGGGTGTTCTTGTAGCGGCCGATGACCTTCTTGCTGCCCTTGAGGATCTGCGCCTTCAGGGTGTAGCTCTTGCCGGCCGGCGGGGACTTTGGCGTCATGCCGAAGTGCACAGGGGTCAGGAGCCGCCCTTTGTATGTGAGCGCGAGCTCCTCGATGGTCTCGCCCGTGATGCGGATAGTGCCCGCCATCTTCTTCGGCTTGCCCGAGCTGGATGGCACGATCTCGCCCTTCTTGATGTTGTAGACCGCCGTGACCTCTTGGGCTATCCACCCGGGGGCTCTGGCCTTCACGTCCTTGACCGTGTTGCTGATGGCCTTGCGCCCGCCTTCCTGTATGGCCTGCACATCAGCCACGAGCTGCCGCAGGTTTTCGAGCTGCACGGTCACGCTGCTCGCCATCGTCGTCACCTCCTCCATGGCAAAAGAAAAAGGCCGCCGAGCTTTTGGTTGCTCGACGGCCTTCTTGCTGTCGTTCTTCGGTTGTCTGTCGGTCGCCCTCCGTACTTCTGCCCGGTGTTGTCCGGGTGTCCGGCGGTCTTTCGACATGGTACAGGATAGCACGGGGCTGTACTTCCTTTCAATGGATTTTACTGCCCTTTGCTTCCCTTTACTTCCTTTTACTGCCGCGGCCCCATGTCCTTCAGGATCTCTGCCATCCTCAGCAGAGCCCGGCCGTGGGCCTTGTATGTCCTGTTCTGGTAGCTGTCTATCCTCTCGAGGTAGTCCTGCCGATCACTGAACAGGACGGCGCAGATCCCGTCCCAGTCTGCCCGGTCGAAGTAGCGCAGCCGCAGCACGGCACGCTCGTCAGGGTTTTCCACCTGCTGGATCATAGCCTCGAGGGCAGTGCGCTCCTCGCGCTCCTCTGCGAGCCGCTCCTCGATCTGCTCCTCGAGCTCCATCTTCCGCAGCACCATCATCCCGGTGCGGTCGGTCGGCGTGCCGGAGCCTCGCGGCATACCCGTCATATTGGGCCCGGGCGGCGCGGCCATGGTCATCTCCATGCGGCCGAGGCGCTCGTACTGGTTGTCTATCTCTCGGAGCAGACGGGTGTATTTCCCGAGCCGCTCCTTGATGTCGTGAGTGATCGGCTTGTCGCTCATTTAGGTCAGGGCGTCACTCCTGTCCACCTCCTTCCTCGTCAGGGCCGAAGATCCCGGCGATCTCCTCACGCGAGAGCTCCCGGCCTTGACGGACGCAGCGCACCTTCTGTTTTCCTGTTATTCTGATGTACCGCTTCACGATCACATCGGTGAAGGCCGGCGTCAGCTCCATGATGTAGGACGGCTGGCCGTATGCCTCGCAGGCTGCCAGCGTCGTGCCGGAGCCGCCGAAGGGGTCGTAGACTCCCCGGGCGAAGTCCGTGTTGTCGACGAGCTTCTCCAGCAGCTCGACCGGCTTCTGCGTTGGGTGCAGCTCATTCCCGGAGCGTGAGACGCTCAGGACGTTGCCGTAGCCCTTGTGGCCGTCGAAGTGCGTGGCGGCCCGGGCGGCGAACAGTATGAGCTCATGCTGCGAGCGCCAGCCGACGCCCATGCCCGGCGTGCCCTTGTCCCACACGAGCTCCGACTTGACGCCGAAGCCGGCGGCCTCGACGAGGTCGAACAGGTACACCCACATTCGCCAGTCGGTGAAGATGTAGGCATACAGGCACGGGATGTCGGTCAGGGCAGCCCGGATCAGGTTTTGGTAGCCCCGGGTGCTGAGGATGTCGTTGGCGATCTTCGGAGCCTTTCCGTCCTTGCGCTCGGTGCCGATGCTGCCGGTCGACTTCTGTGCCTCCTTCTGGCCGCCGGAGCAGTAGGGCGGATCGGTCAGCAGGATCTCTGGCTTTGCCCCATCCAGCAGCAGGGCGCGATCCTCCGGGTGTGTGCAATCACCGCAGAGGACGCGGTGCCGGCCGAGGATCCACAGGTCGCCGTACTTGGTGACGGGCTCTGCCGGTGGCGGGATCTCGGCGTCGGGGTCTCCCTTTGGCTCCTCGGTGTGCAGCGCCTCGGACAGAGCCGTCACGATGTTCCCGTAGTCCTCCTCGGTGTATCCGGAGAGCATGAACGGGATCTCGCCGGTGTCGATGTCGGCGAACACTTCCGCGAGGAGCTTGTTGTCCGTGGTGGCGAGCTCGGCGATGCGGTTGTCTGCCGTCAGGTCGGCCAGCTCCTCGGCCTCGCTGGCGTAGTCCTGATAGTCGACCGGGGCCTCGGTCATGTCTCCCAGCTCGGCGGCCATCATGCGGCCGTGGCCCTTGACGATGTAGCCGCTGCGCTTACTGACGGTGATGGGCCCGCGCCATCCGGTGGCCCGGATGATGGAGGACAGGAGCTTGATCTGCTCCGGCGGGTGTTGGTTGGGGTTTTTCGGGTTGGGCCGCAGATCCTTCAGCGGGACGATGGCGTCGTGGGCGCAGAACACAGGGACGCCGTCTGCGTAGGCTTTAGGCTGCGCGGCCGTGGTGTACTCGGCCAGCTCGGGGCCGGCCTGCGGTTGGGGTTTGTCTTTTGCCATGTGTTTCCTCCTTTACCCGTCAAAGATCACGAGGAGGATGTGCCAGTTGTTCAGCATGGCGTTGAGGGACGAGTAGGGGCACTTGAGGCCGTCATCCGGCGCGATCAGGACGACCTCGCCGCGGCGCTTGACGATGGTGACGGCGTAGAAGCGGCCAGCGTGGAAGCCCATGCTCCCGTGCTTGCCGGTGAAGATCGCGCTCGCTTTCACGGTCGGCCTTTTCCGCAGCTCCTTCTCCAGAAACTCGCGAGCCTTTTCTCTATTCATGATCGGCGCCTCCTTCCATGTTCACTGTTATGGCGATGTAGTCCGTCGACGTCGGCACGATCTTCAGCTCCTCGAGGACGGCGCTGCGTGCCTCCTTGTTCAGAGCGATGACCGGCTTTATTAAGATCGGCGGCTGATACCCGAGCATGATGGTGATGTCTCGGTTTATCCCTTCTTCCAGCTCTCTCTCCAGCTCGGCGCGGCCGGTTTCGTCGCACATTCGTTTCGGGGCCTCGTCAAAGAGCTCCCGGATCTTCTGAAAGATCCCGACTTCATCCACGGCGCCGGCCCCCTCTCTTGAAGTGGTCGGCCTGCGGGCAGGTGGCCCAGTGTGGCCGGTACCCGGCGTCGGTGGCGTCAGCTCCCGTGGTGATGGTGCAGGCGACGACCTCCCCGCGGGTCGTGACGATCCTGTCTTTCCCTTCGGGGTCTGCCTTGTAGTAGACCGGCGACGGGTCGCATGGCATAGCCTTCCCGGCCGGCGTCTTGATCCAGACGATGCGGGCGCCGCAGCCGCGGCAGGTTGCCTTATTCATCCGGGGCGCCCCCTTCCTCCTTCGCTATGCGCAGCACCTCGTCTGCTGCCTCGCGCTCCTGCTCGCACATCCAGCGCCGGAGCTTCGACTCCTTCCAGCTATTGATCCGGGCCAGCAGCCTGCGCAGCTTGTCCTCCTCGACCTCGTCGGTGCTGCGGGCAAATATGAGACGGAGCTGGTCGAGCATGATCTGGACGTCCGCGATCTCCTCGACCACGTTCTCGACGGCTGCGCCCATCTCGGCCCCGGCTTGCGCTCGCTTCACTTTGCAGATGGCCTTTGTGAGCTCGGCCATCTCCTCGACGGCCATGTCGATCTGAGCCGTCTCCCCGAAATGCTGGATGGCCCGGGTCATAATGTTCCGGCGTTCTCTTTCGTCCATCATCTGCGTCCGGCTCTCCTTTCTTCCTGCTTGAAGAAGGCGATCCGCTGCTTCAGCTTGAGATCTGTCTCGCCGGGCTGTCTCTCGAGCCCGTAGTGCCAGGCCTCCTCGTCGATGCTGCGGCTGTGCTCCTGCCGGTGTCGGCGTTCCTCCGTCTGCTCGACGCCCATCTTCATGAGGACGACGATCAGGATGACCAGAGCCACGGCGAAGAAAATGGCGACCGGGATCCAGAGCGGGGCCAGCACCCACAGCCAGCTCCAGTCGATGAAGCCGGTGAGCTTCAGGACGATGAAGGCGATGGCGAGCAGCCCGCAGAAGCCGATCCCGCCGGCGGCGCCGTTGTTGTTTCTGTTCTCATTCATGGTCTTTTTCCTCCTTCTGGTTTTCCGGGCGCATGGGGCACCACTTCGGCGACGTCTTGATCGCCGGCTTTCTTTCTCCCGGCGGGGTGTAGCCTATGAAGGCAGCCAGCCGGGAGCTGCGCGGGCACACTCTGTTGAACGTCTCGAAGGCGTCGGGGTGTACGCACATACAGTCCCCGCGTGGGCCCTTCAGGTGGCTGTTGTTCCCGGTCACTTTCGCGTAGCCCGTCACCCGCATGAAATAGCACGAGCGGCAGGTCGGTCTCTCTTTCATCTTCCAGACCTCCCTCCTCTGAGCGCGCAGGCGGTACAGGCCGCACGGAGCTCCGGCTCCGCTGCGAGCGCCTGACGAGCGATCTCAGTCTCCCAGCACTCGGCCCCGCAGACGGGGCAGGTGGTGAGCTTCCAGTCGTCCCGCCCCGGCTCGGGAATGTTTTCACGCAGCGGCATGGCAAGGATCCCGCCGTCTCCGGCCTCGTGAGGGACGAGCACGCCCGGATCGTCGTCGGGGATCATGGTGTTGAGGATCTCGTCGTACTTATCGCCGATGGCCTTCTCGGCCGCTTTCCATGCCTCTCCGTGGTCTCTGTCCTCCGGCGTTGCTACATGGGCCAGCTCATGGGCCAGCAGCTCAGGGGCGGCGCTGATTGGCGCCTCGGCAGAGATGCAGACGATGGGCGTGCTGCCGTCGTCGGGGAATATGGTCAAGCCGAAGGCTTTGTTGTCGTTCTCGTCATGCAGGTCGGGGACGAGCTGCGCATAGTAGTCGAGGCCGGGGTAGAGCTCGGAGAAGGCCCGGGCCACGATGGACGACGGGTCGTTCATGTACGGCGACGCCATGGGGCCGATCTGCTCGTACTGCTTCAGGGCCGTGTAGGTCTGGCGCAGGGCGGCCCGGATCTCGTCTTTCCTGAAGCCGTTGAGCGTGGGGCCGTTGAGGACGAGGTCGAGCAGCTTGTCGCTCCAGTCCTCCAGCAGATGCGTCTCGCTCATGTATCGAGCAGCTCCGGGGTCGGCGTCGACCTTCTCCCGGGTGATGGTTTTGTAGTCTTTCATCTGGCGCCTCCTTTGAAAAATCCGGCAGGATCCCGGTGGAGCTCGTCGAGCGTGTCCTTGATGCCTCCGGCGATGCACTCGGCCATGGTAGTCGCCGTCTTGGTCTCTGCGGCTTTGGCTGCCTTCTCGACGGCCGGGCCGATCTCCCACGGCTCGAGGCCGGTGTTTTCGTAGAGGGCGAGGCGCTGCACGAGCTCCTCCTTGGTCGCTGCGCTCCAGTACCCGGTCTTGATGCCGTTGCACCTCTCGTGCGTCATGCGTTCCATGTGATCGCTCCTTTCTGAAGGCCGAGCGGGCCGCAGCCCGCCCGGCCGATGTCTTACTGCATGATGACGACCTTGCCGGCTTGGATCAGGTCGGCGAGGTTGGTGTTGAAATAGTCTGCGATGTTCTTCTTGGCCTCCAGCTTCCAGATCCCGCCGTCGGCCTCGAAAAAGCCGATGCCCTCGTCAGGATCCACGCGCAGCAGGAACTCGCTCTCGGGTTGCTCCACCTCGAGGAAGGTGCGGAAGGGCCGAAGCAGGACGCGGGGCTTCACCTCGACCAGAGCATTGAGGGCCACGCCCTGCCGGGCCTCCACAGTCTGCGTGACGCCGTTGTCATTGGTGCTGACGCTTTTCTCGTCCGTCATCCGGCTCAGCAGGTCGAGCAGGTAGGCCGTGCCCTCGCCGGGGATGAACAGGCTGCGCAGCTCGATCAGGGCGACCTCTCTGCTGCGGAAGCCGGTGCGCAGGCCCGGAGCGTCGGCCTCTGCGCGGTAGAGGATGTTGCGGGAGAAGTCCGGCAGGTAGGTGGTCATGACCTCGACGCTCTTGTAGCTCTTGGCCTGCACCATGATGGTCGTGTCGACCTTCTCCAGCTCGGTGCGGATCAACTTGCAGACTCCGTCGAGGCCGCTGACGCTGATGGCTTCGGGGCGGTCGACATGGGGCGGGATCCGGGTGAGGTGGCCGTCTGTGTAGGTCTGGCCGCCGATCTCGAAGATCTTGGTCTCCTTCAGGCTGACGATTTTGTCGATCATTTTGGCGAGCATGATGTTGTCCTCCTTGTTTATGAATATTTATGCGGTTATGCGTGAGTGACGAGCTTGAGGAGCTTCGGCTGCTCCTGCTGCGTCCCGTCCATGTTCAGTTGCCCGGGCACCTGCGGCACCATCTCGGCCACGACGAGCTCGCCGTTGCCGTCGCCGGTGACATAGAGCGAGGTGGCGACCGGGTTGGTGGCCGCGAGGGTGCTCTTGGCCGTCACCGAGACTTGGATCTGCCGGCGCTCGTCGTCCGGCGTCAGCTCGATGGTGAGGGTGATCTTGCGCTTGGCGGTGGCCTTTGTGTTGGGGTCGAGGATGTTCTGGATCACCTTGTCCATCTCATAGTCGACGCGCTCCTCGAAGGCGCCACGGGCCATGCGCATGATGCTGTCGCGGTTGTTGGTCTCGTTCATCTGGCTTCTCTCCTTCCTGTCATGCCCCGGGGCCGAGGAGCGTCATCTGCTCCGGCCTTGCGGCGGGATTATCGGCCGGCACGGCCGCGAGCTTATCGGCGTCCGCTGCGGGCTGCGCCCGGGCCCACACGGCCTCGGTGGCGTCCGAGCGTGTGGCTTTTCTGCGGCCGACCGTCTTGAGGATCCCCATCTGCTTCATCTCAGTGAGGCGCGGGGCCACATAGTTGCGGTTGAAGTACGGGATCTCGCCGGCGGCGACGAGCTCCTCGGTGATCTCGCTGGCGGTCATCTGCCGGCCGCCGAGCGTCTCGAGGATCAGCCGGCAGCGTTTCTCCCTTTTCGGGAGCACGGCGTCATAGCTCTGGCGCCGGGTTTCCTTGGTTGTTCTGTCCATCGGTTTCCTCCTTTCCGATGTCTTTGTGCGGCACTTCGTTCCCCCACGAGTCCCACCCGGGAGCAGTCTCTCGAGCGAAAAGCTCGATCCGAGGCAGGTCGCCCATCAGCTCGACGATCCTGTCGCGGGCCTCTGCCGGCTTTCTGCTGTGCTGCTGGATGGGGGAGAGGATGACGCTGTGCACGCTCGCGCTCACGCGCTTCGGTTTTCCCTTCACGGCGAGCAGGCAGATCTCGGAGTTGCTGCGCGTCCAATTTCCGAGCCCCCAAAACAGGCCGGCACCGGTTTTGTTCTGCTTCACCCAGTTGAAGGCGATGGTCTTGTAGGTAAAGCCCCACGCCTCGATCACCTCGAGGGCCTCGCGCAGCATAGGGAAGGTGGCCCACATAAAGAGGGCGCAATCGCTGTTAGCAATACCCCCCCCCCCGCGTCTCCGACGCCCATTTTCTTGATCTCCTCGACCGTCATGG